AAAAGGACATATATATAGAAAAGAAAGAGATGAAAAAAGAAAACAAGAAATCATAAATTATTTAAATTGTGAATTTATAGAAATTGGAGAATAAGAAATTGAGATGAAAACAATATTAAAATTAAAAGATATAATTCAAGAACAGTTACACATTTCCAGTCACATGAAAGAATTTAATTTGGATGATTCCGCACCTATATTAACTACTGGGGTTGTAAGAAAAATAGGTAGGTATTTAGATGTAGATTTTTCTAAAACTAAGAGTGATCAATTATATATGGGAATGAAAACAGAGACAGAACATTCTGATTTAATATCAGATACTAAGCCATATATTATGAAAGATTGGATAGTTTTTGCTAAGATCGCACTCGTTCATCTTAAAGAGGATCCAAACTATTATGATAAATTACAGAAGATGGAAAAATCAAAATAAATAGGAGATCAAAATGAAAGCAACACTAAAATTAAAAGAATTAATAAAAGAAATTTTATCAGAAGAACCCACTACCGTCTTAGATGAAAAAGATATAGATGTTTTAGGAGAAGAAGAGGACTATCGTAAGATAATTGGGAATTATAATGATAGAATTAGAAAATTATCTGATAAAATAGCTAAGAGTGATAATCCAAGTGTAAAAATGAATTTAGCTAAAATAAGAACGCGGGCACAATCACACTTAAGTAAATTGCTTAAAAATTTAAAAACTAAATAGAACAATGGAAAAACATATGCCAACTGGAGTCTATATAAGAACAGAAGAAGCTAGAAAAAATATGTCTGAGTCACATAAAGGTAAACCTCTGTCAGAAGAACATAAACAGAAAATATCTGAGACACTTAAAGGTAGTATACCCTGGAATAGAGGTAAACAATTATCAGAAGAACATAGAAAAAGTATATCTAAGGCACGCAAAGGTATAAAATTTTCAGAAGAACATAAAAGAAAAATGAGATTAGCAGCCATTAAAAGAATAGAACAAAACAAACTAGATGGTAATCAATTTTATCCCAGATTTAATTCTAATGCATGTAAACTTATAGAAGAATATGGTAAAGCTAATGGTTACAACTTTCAGCACGCAGAAAGTGGTGGAGAATATTTTATAGAAGAATTAGGATATTGGGTAGATGGATATGATAAGACTCGAAACGTGGTAATAGAATATTATGAAAGTGCACATAAAAGACGCGTAGATAAAGATGAACTAAGAAAACAGGAAATAATTAATCATTTAAACTGTGAATTTATAGAAATTAAATAGCAAGGGCACAAGAAAACTTAAATAAATTGCTTAAAAACTTAAAAAATAAATAGAACGGTAATTAAATAAAATTAATATAAAAATTTTAAATCACTATATTTATATTTAAAGATAAATATATTATTGGAGAAACACAATGAGCAAAGTTCTCGAACCTACAGAAGTTCATTTTACCGAATTTGAACCAAAAATGCAGTTTAGATACATCTTATATTTAAATGATGTACCTTCATATTTGGTTAAAGCTGCAAAACGACCTAATATTACTTTTTCACCTATAACCTTGGACCATATAAACATGAAAAGAAAACTATTAGGTAAAGGTGAATGGCAAGATATTGAACTTACACTTTATGATCCAATTAAACCAAGTGGAGCTCAAGCTGTTATGAATTGGATAAGACGTGGATATGAATCAGCTACAGGTAGAGCTGGATATGCTGACTTTTATAAACAACAGATAATGTTGAATATGTTAGGACCGGTTGGTGATGTAGTAGAAGAGTGGAGATTAGTTGGTGCCTTCGTTGTAAGCGCAGATTGGGGAGCACTTGATTGGTCAAACAATGATACACCAGCTGAAATTGCAGTAACAGTTGCCTATGACTACGCGATTTTGGAGTGGTAGTTCCAGTAGTACATAATTAAACTTGATTCTAAGAAATTCCCCTTATATTTATTATAAAATAATAGTATAAGGGGTTTTTATGTTTAAATGTAAAATTTGTGGTTTTGAAGGAAAAAATTTAATATCGATATCTAAACACATTTCTGTATCTCATAAAATATCAACAGATAATTATTACCTAAAATATATTTCGGAAACAAAAGTTATACCAACGTGTAAGTGTGGTTGTGGTGAACAATGTAAATTTGTAAATATAGAACGAGGATTTACTGAATATAAAATTGGTCACATATCAAGAGTTCATAACAATTGGGGAAATAATAAACGAGCTCAGATTAAAAGTGCAGCAACACGAAGAGAACAATATAAAAATGGAGAAAGAGAAGTCTGGAATAAAGGACTAGATATTACAGACCCACGAGTAAAAGCCTACGCAGAAAAAAGTACTAAAGAAGCCAATCCAGAAAGAGCGAAAAAGATATCTAAGACTCAAAAACAACAATTCAAAGATGGTATACGAAGTAATGAAGGTGAGAACAATCCCATGTTCGGCAAACACCACTCGACTGTGGCAAAAGATAAAATGAGGTTAACTGCATTAAAGAATATGAAATATAGAGGAAGATTAGAGACTTCTAGTTTAGAAATAGAAATCTCCATGCTGTTAAGTGAATTAAACATTCAACATGAATTTCAATTTCCAGCATATGATATTAATTCATTTTTCGATTTTAAAATAAAAGATAAAAAAATCTTAATAGAGGTTGATGGAGATTATTGGCACTGTAATCCTAATACCAAATTTAAAGATCCAAAGTACGCGGCACAGATAGCAAACCTAAAAGGTGACAAGATTAAGAACGAATGGGCACTTAAAAACGGTTACAAACTGTTAAGATTTTGGGAATCCGATATTAAAAACAATCGATTACAGGTTGTAGAGAATTTGATAAATGCGATTAAAAATTAATAATTCCTATATATATTAATAGTTATTAACAACCACATTAAAACTTAGAAAGGGTCATTTATATGAGTGACATTGTAGATTTAAAGAAAAGTGAAACTAAAAAGGAAATGTATCCCACAGAGGCGGTTTCGTTGCCCAGCGCCGGTTGGTTTTATTCAATTGAAAATCCACTATCAAGTGGTGTACTAAACCTAAGACTTCCCACGGCAAAAGCTGAAGACATTTTGACATCAAGAAACCTAATAACCAAAGGTATTGTAATTGATGAACTATTAAAATCTTTAATCACAGATGATATAAATTATGAAGATATTTTATTAGGTGATAAAAATGGATTAATAATAGCAGCTAGAATGCTATTATATGGCTCTAACTATACGACAGTAGTTAAATGTCCAAATTGTGGAGCATCAAATACCAAAACTTATAATTTATCTGATTTAGAAAGTAAAGAATTAGATTTTGAAAAGTTAGGTCCTAAAGGAACTAATTCATTTGATTTTGAATTACCAATAAGCAAAACTAAAATCAAATTTAAATTTTTAACTCAGAGAGATGAGTCAGATGTTGAAACACACCTTAAAAAAATGAAAAAGAACTTTGGTGGTGATTCAGAAATAACAACTAGATTATCATATGTAATTACTCAATATGGGAACGAATCAGGTCAATCTAAAATATTAAAACTCATTATAGATACTATGACATCTAGAGATTCAAAGGCATTCAGAGATTACTTGGCAGAAGTAACCCCTGGAATAGAGACTGATATCTTATTTGAATGTGACGAATGTAGTTATTCAGATGACATTACCCTGCCAATGGATATTAACTTTTTTTGGCCCAGCAGACGACTACAGAAATAAATTGTGGTCAGAGATATTTCAGATAGCATATTTTTCAAACGGTGGTTTTACACATGATGAAATTTACAATATGCCTACATTCAAACGGAGATTCTATCTCGAACAGCTAATATCTCAAAAACGAGCAGAAAAAGAAGAAGTAGATAAATCCAAGACAGGTAAAAAGTATCCAAAACCTCCAAGTGTTAGACCTAAAAAATAATTGTGATTATTTTTTTTTTTCTCTATATATATTAAAGTAATTATATAAGATCTGAAAGTTTATTTAGGAATTCTGTTAACTTTAAATAACATCTTTAGTATAATTAAAATTAAATAATTAAAATAATTAAAATAAGGAATATATCTAAATGAAAAAATCAGAATTGGTTAAGTTAATTAAAGAAGAAATTAAATATGTGATTAATCAAAATATAAAAGAGGAAACTAAAATGAAGGCAACATTGAAATTAAGAAACTTAATAAAAGAAGTTTTATCAGAAGCAAAGATATATGTTCAACAAGGACAACCTGTTCCGAAAGGAAGAAAAATAGAAAAAGGTCCTCGTGGAGGAAAATTTTATACAGGTTCAGCTGCAGAAAAAGCAGCAGCTGAAAAAGGTACAAGTACTTCTAAAACTCCTTCTGCTCCTAAAAAACCAACAGTAAATATTTTTAATAAACCTAGTAAACAATCAACTGCTGCGAACGTTCCAGATACGGTTAAAAAACAATTACAAGATTCTGGTAAATATTTTAAGAATTTAGTTTCTATTGAACAAGACACAATGGGAAATGAACCAGAAAGTATGGTACCTGCATATAAAGCAGCTCAATCACATATAAATTCAAGATGGCCAAATGCTAAGGTAATAAATACTGAGGATGCAGATGATCCAGATGCAGTAATGGATCATATAGCATCATTAAAACATCCTAAATCTGTTAAAAAATTCAAAAATTCTGCTGGTGTAGATTATAAATTAACCGATTATGGTGATGATGGTGGTGTATTAACTTTTAATGATGGTCAAAGTGGTGACATAGATACACTTATTGTACCAAGAAAATAAACACATTAAAGTAATATTCATTTTAAAAGCCTCGATAGAGGCTTTTTTTATTTTCTTTAATATTTATATCTATATCATTCCCTAACACCAAAAGGAAATTTAAATGAGAATTAAGTTAAAACAGATAATATCAGATACTGCTATCCCTAAGAAACAAAAAATTACTGAAGGTTTAGTAACTAATTTTATTGCCGGTATATTGAAAATATTATATACAGGAAAAGCAAAAATTTTATATTCACAAATAAATAATAATCCTAAACTAGTAGATGCAACTCAGAAATTACAAATTTCTATTGATGATTACAAAAAAATGTTGAATGATCCAAAGATTCAAGCATATCTTAATAATTTAGATCCAAAGGTTGTAAAAGGAATAATTGATCTTTCAGATCCATTTTAAAAATTAATATAATATGGAAAAAACACCGTCAGAGTTTCCAGATTACGAAGAACGTCGTAAACTAGAAGATAAATCCTACGAACACAGTTTAGATAGTTTAAGATCTTTTCATTCACAAATTAAAAGTGAGTGGCAAAAAACTCTTAAACAATTAGAAACTACTCAGGGAACTGGACTTGGTACAGAAGTGTTTGATAAAAGTTTAAAATCTTTGGAAAAAAGATTTGAAAAAATGAATATCATCGCAGAAGATTTTGGAGCTGATCTTAAGGGTGTAATAGGTAAAGTATCAGAAGAAAAAGTTTTGGAATTAGAAGGAATGGGTAAAGTAATAGATGAGATTACGACGAAGGCAAGAACTCGTATAGATGAACTTAAAGCTACACAAGAAGAAACAGCTTTTGCAGCAGGTGGATCGATGATAGTAAAATCGGAGGGTCTGGGTGAATTATTTAAAACAGAAATAGAAAGATTAAAAGGTACAATTGGCACATCTCTATTTGATTCAGATAAATTGGGTAACTATCAATCTCAACTAAATGAGATGTTATCTAGTATTAGTGATAATTTAGATAAAATTGCTTTAAAAACAGAAAAGACATTATTAGATGAGAAAAATATTGAACAATGGAATAAAGCTAAAGAAGTTATAACTAGTATAAATAATAAATTAATAGCAGAAAAAGAGAACATAGAGGCAAATGATGCCGCAATTAAAGAGGTAACCACTAGTATGACCTCTTGGATTGATAACATTGATGATGCAGTCAAAAAGGTACCAATAATAGGTGATTGGTTATCGAAGAGCATGGGGTTTGATAAAATGAAAGAAGAGCTTCAGAACAACCTAAGTGCAGCATTTAAAGATGGTAAAATGTCAGCAGCTGGATTTGCAACTGCAATGACTACTACTATGAAAACAATGGCAGCTGGAATAACTAATGTATTAAAGGCACTCGTATTTAATCCATGGTTATTAGCAATTGTGGGGGTTGCTTTATTGATTAAAATGTTTGTAGACTTGCAAGGAGCGGCAGAAGACTTTAGAAAAGAAAGCGGTTTATCTAATATAGCTAACAAAGAATTAACAGAAAATATACAAAAAAGTGCTTTAGGTGCAAGAAAATTTGGTGTAGAATTAGAAGATGTTTATGCTACAACAACAGAATTAGTTCAAGCATTTGGTATCGCAGGGTTAGTAACTGCACAACTAGCAACTGATATGGCTACATTAGCTAAGGTTACTGGTATACCGGTAAAAGATTTAGTTCAAACATTAGAAATGACAACTGGAATAGGTGGTGCAACTAAAGAAACTGCTTATAATATGATGTTAATTGGAGCCCATGCCGCAAGCACTGCTAAAATTCCTTTGGTTCCCTTCTTTGAAGATATAGCAGCTAGTTCAGACTTTGTCGCAACTTATATGGGAGACGCAGGTAAAAATATATATAAGACTGCGATAGGTGCGAAGATGTTAGGTGTAAATATGCAACAGGTTGCGAAAATGATGGAAACTATAATGGATTTCGATACCGCAATTGAAAATGAATTACAGGCATCGATGTTAGTAGGTAGACAAATTGATTTTAATACAGCAAGATATATGTTGTTTAAAGGTAATATTGAAGGTGCAACTAAAGAAATGTTTCGTCAAATTGGTTCATTACAAGACTTTGATGATAATACAAAAACAAATATTTTCGGTAGAAAAGCACTTGCTAAGGTAATGGGAATGGAAGTAGGTGAACTAAGAAAGTCACTTATGTTAAGAGAAATGATTGGTGCTAATATGGGAGGTCAGAAAGATTTATTACAGGCTGCATATGATGAATTAAATGGTGGGGTAAAATTAGAAAAAGAGCAATATTTGGAACAATTAAAAATACAAAGTTCACTCACAAATATTGGAAATAAATTTGCTCAAATCGGTGCATCATTAGCTGTTGTTTTATTACCAGCTGTCAATGCAATTGCGTATGCTATTGATAAAGTATCCGGAATATTATCATCTATATTTGAAGTAATAGATTTTAGACTTCTAATGGCGGGAGTATTAACAGATAGTTGGGTTAGTAAATTAATTAAAGCTACTATTGTTATTGGTGGTATTTTAATAGCTATGTTAGCTATTAAGGTTACACTTGCAGCAATGAATTCATTTGCAGGAAAAATAGGTGGGGGCGGAGCAGCAGGAAAGGGTGGTGGAATGTTTGGTTCAATATTTGGAAAAATGAATCCAGTTGCAATGATAAAAGGTGCAGCTGCAGTGGTAATTATGGCAGGAGCATTGTGGGTACTGGCACAGGCGATCAAAGTATTTGCAGATAATCCAAACCTTTGGGAATCGATGGGAGCCGCAGCAGTAGGATTAGGAATATTAACATTAGCAATAATGGGTCTAGGTACACTTATGTCATCAGGCGCAGGTGCTCTTGCTATTATAGGAGGTGCCCTTGCTATGGGTATTATGGCAGGTACTCTATGGTTATTAGGTAAGGCAATAGATAATTTTGTTCCTATGGTTGATACATTATTAAGAGGTATTGCAAACATTGCTCAAACTATAGGTGCTACGGTTGTAAATATAATAAATTCAGTTGCAGATTCAATAGTAAGAATTTCAAATATAGATGCATTAAATTTATATGCAGTCGCTGGTGGAATTTTTTCTCTTGCAAGTGCACTGGGTTTATTTGCAGCATCTTCAGTGATAGCTTTACCAGGTTTGTTGGCATTAGCAAGTTTGGGTCCAGCATTAATGTTAACTGCAAATGCAATGAGACTAATATCCAATCCAGCAGTATCAGCTACCAATGTTCCAAATACAAGAACACTAACAGAATATTCAATTGTTAGAGAAGATAATAATTCTCCACTTATATCTAAGATTCAAGAACTTATAGATGTAGTTAAAAATAAGAATGGAGATATTTATCTTGATGGTAAAAAGGTTGGTGCTGGAATTGCTAGAAGTACTCAGGTTTCTAAAATGACTTAAATTGAGAAAATAGAATGGCTAAATTATTTCAAAATAAAAATTCTAGTATATTAAATGACTATAATAATAGTAGTCATCCTAATGATATAATAGATCTATCAACTGATCCAACTCTATTAACTATGTATAATAATATTAAACCTGAGAATAGTTTAATATCAGGCGGAGGTATGAGTTTAGTTGACAGATATTATAAAGAATATGGTTATACATCAATGGTTGGTGATTTAGCTGGATATCTAACAGGAGTAAAATCTCCTACAGATTTAATACAAACAGGAATTAGTAAATTAGCAACAGGTGCAAGTAGAGGTGGAATAAATTCCTTTTTATTTTCTGTTGCTAATCAAGTACTAAGAAATCCATTTATAGAAAATACAATTAATAATTTTTTAGCTAGTCCATTTGATTTTTCTACTGCAACTGGAGTAGAATTACAATTAATACCATCTGAACAATTCATAGAAGTCAACCACCAAAAATATTTTAATGCCAATGTAGGAAGTAATATAGATGGTAGTATATTAGGATCTATATTTAAACCTATAGTTTCATCTATAATATCAAGTGTTGCAAATAGTGGAAGATTAGGAATGAGTGATGCAACACAATTATTAGCTGGAGGGTTAAATGCGAATGAAATAATGCAGCTTTCTAGAGATGGAATAAAATACACAAAGGCTGCTGGTTTTTTTGATCCAACTAGACCTATTTGGAATTCTAAACTATTAAAAAATTGGTCAGAAGATCCAGAAAATGTTTATACTTATGATAAATTTACTCATATGGGTGATGGTTCATTAAGCTATTCACTCACAAGAGATACCCAATTCGGCGATGATTCTAAATTAGGTGATTCAATATTACAGAGATGGCAAAAACGACAAGATGAAATAACAGAGAATGATTATAAATTAAATAAACTGGTAGCAACTACCATCGATTCAAATCCTCCATATATTTCTCCTGTAAGTTTAGGTGCTCCAGGTGGTGGTTTAGGTAGTTTGGGAAAATCATCTAATGGAATATTCAATAATATAATACAAAATAATGCAGATAAAGTTAAAGGATATCAACAGTCACTTGGATCTAGTCCTAACACAGATGAAAGTTTAGAGGGTACTTATACTGCTCAGGAGGAAATTAGTATAAGGATGCAGAGATTAGGTTTTACTAGAGGTGAAAGTTATGTTGGTTCAACTGCTCAAATTGATAGAAATTTAGGTCATGGAGATGCAGACAAAATTAATGTATTAGATGTAGGAGATGATTATCCAGAAGGAACAGCAGATATAATTAAATTTATATTTGAAGATATATCAAGTAAACCTGGGATTGATATTCCAATAATATTTAGAGCGATATTAACTGGAATAAAAGATAATATTAAACCAACCTGGAATGAAACCAACTATCTAGGACGTCCTGACCAATTTTATACCTACAACGGAATAACACGAGATATTAATTTTTCACTTTCAGTTTATATAGGTAGTGTAAATGAAATAACATCTCAGTGGAAGAAAATAAATAGGTTAGCTGGATTATGTTATCCTATAGAATTTGGTGTTGGTAAAGGAATGAAAGCACCTATTATAAGATTAACCATAGGTGATTTGTATAAAAGAATTTATGGGTTTATCTCAGATTTTTCTGTAGATATTCCTGATGAGGCGTTTTGGGATACAGAAGCAGGAAGACAATTACCTCAACTAATTAATATAGGAATATCATTTACTGTAATGTTTGAAAATGATCAACCGAGAACAGATGTTGCTCATTTTATCAATGAAAGTTTAGGAAAAATAAAGATAAATGATAAAGAAGATTATTTAATGATAGAAAGAAAAAATAAATAATTAAGAAAAATTATGGCTAAAAGTAGATATTTATATTCACCTAAAACAAAAGCAAATAATAAAGAAATTTATGATAACATGCAATATCCTATTATAGATCAACTTGCTAATGATAATTATATTATTACCAATGTATCCACAAGATTAGATCTATTAGCACATGAGTATTATGGAGACTCAGAATTATATTGGATTATAGCAGTGTGCAATAACATTTATGGTACACTATTTACAGAACCTGGTTTACAATTATGTGTTCCAAATAGAAATAGGATATCAGATATATTTGCAAAATTGGAAAGCTTAAATAAAGGTAATTAATAATGATATATCAAGGATTTCCATATCTTAGTACGATAGATCCAAAAATACAAGAGGAATTACGTAAACGACAAACATTAGAGTCACGTGAAAGAAATATAGATGCGTGGGCAAAGGTAACTAGTGGTGTTAAAAAGAAAGAAACAAATACTTTATATTATTTAGCTGGAACAATTAACAACACATCACAAAATCCAGATAATTATGAATTCAGAGATTTATATAATGTAGGCGATAATAGACCTATAGGTGGAATGACTTCCTTAGATGTTTCCTATAAAACTATATATGGTGGAATTAGAGAAGCAACCGTAAAATGGTCAGTGAATAATTTATTTCAGTTTAATGAAGCAGCTCCTTATTTTCTATGTCCAGGCAGAACAATGTTAATAGAATGGGGTTGGTCTGATGGTTCTAGTGATCACGCTCTTTTACAAAGTCAATATGATGACATGAAACAAGAAAAAGGCCAACAGGCTTATTCTTATTTAAATGCACGAACAGTTGCTAATAATGGATTATACGATGGTATGTTAGGAATAGTTACAAATTATGATTTTAGTTTAAGAGAAGATGGTGGATATGATTGTACTACGTTTGTAACTAGTCAAGGTAGTTTAATGTATGGATTGAATCTTATAAACCAAGTAGTTGTTAAAGATGGTTCAGCAGCTGATTCACAAGTAGATATGAAGAATTTAGTTGATATGTATTTAATAGACATAGCTACAAATGAGTGGCAAACTGCTAGAAATAAAAAACGTAAAATACTTCAAACTCTTACATTTAAGGATAAGGAAGAAGAAAATGCAGTATATTTTGACTGCCAAGTTTATATAGATGGTAAAGAAAGTAATGATGTTAGCAATAGGTTTGTGACATGGGGGTTTATAGAAGAAGTTATAGTTAATTATTGTATGGGAATAAAATATAAAAGTAATAGCAAACCATTGTTTATGCTTAGGAGTATAGATAATAATGATCCTTCCTATAATTCTGTAAAAATATTAAACCATCCATCACTTAGATCAAGTGATTTAACTAAATTTTTTATATGTAATCCAGATGCTCCAGATAGTAGTATGTTGAAATTTGGTGAATCAACTGAAAAAGTAGACTCAGCAATTACCAACTTTGGTTATTTAAGACATATGTATGTAAATTTAGATCTTGTCAAAAAGGCATTTACTGAACATGATACATTATCAGAAGCTTTAATATCTATATTAGATCAAATTAATGGAGCAGCAATTAATTTTTGGGATTTTAGTATTAAAATTGATGAACCAACTCAAACTGCTAGAATAATTGATGCACATTTTGTAAATGCAGATCTCAAACAGAAACTAACAGATGCTAAATTAAAACCAGAATCTGACTTAAAGGATATTTTTATGTTTAGAGTATATGGCGGGACAGGATTTATTAAAAGTATTTCATTTGATTCTAAATTGTCACAAGATATAAAACTTACGTCATTATATACTGTTAATAAAGATGAACAAAGTAAAATAATATTTAATAATGACAATGATTCATTTTCATCACTTTGGAATAAAGGACAACAATATACAGATCACTTTTTAGACATTTTATTCTATGATGTACCAAAACCAGGAGAAGTAAAAGAAACTATAACTGCACATGAATCTGTATATGGGGGTGTTAATGCACATTTTTCTGATGCTCTTACATCTAAATGTTTGCCTAAACGAAAACAAATACCAACTATAGCAACCGCAACATTAGCCCCGTCAGAAAATTTTATTTGGTGGGGTGGTAATGAAACCGAATATATGAAATTAGAAATATACGGTTCTACTGGTAACAATGCTAAGAATACATATATTATTCCAGCAGATTTTGAAATGGATATAGAAGGAATAGGGGGTATAAAGATAGGAGATACATTTTTAGTAGATGCTTTACCTGACATGTATTTAGAAACATCTGTACTTAGAGTAACAGGAGTTGATCATACGATAACAAAAAATTTATGGACAACAAAAATAAAAGCAATGTTGGCAGTTGCAGATTTTAATAGAAAAGCATCTACTGTTAGAGGCAATATAGGTGGTGTACTTAAACCTGGAAAAGTTATTATACCCACTTCCCCAGATTTAACCGTATCTGATAAAAAAGTCTTAAAATGGATAAAAAACAACATGGGTCCAACACTAAGAAGATACGCAAGTGGATTATATACAGAGGATATATTAGCAGGAATAATGTGGACAGAAGCTCGTGGTCCAATCGGTACATTTGGGGTAGCACAAAAACAGACTGCTCAGCAAGTCTGTTCACAAATAAAAAATCCTGATGCCAGTAATATCGCATATAGTTTTTTTCAATTTAATTATAATGGGGTATCTAATGAGTATAAAAATTGGATAGATAGAGGTGGCTGGAAAAGACCTCATGAAGCAACAGAAAAGGCAGTACAATTATTATTAAGCAAAGAAAAGTATATAAGATCAAATGTTAGTTTAAGCAGTCAAGATTTATTAAAAGCTACCATATCATCTTATAATCAAGGAGAAGGGAACATCGTCAATCAATTAAAATCAGGACAAACCGTTGATACTTTAAATAATGCACAATATACGGTGAACGTATTAAAAGGTGCTAAGGATTATCAGGCAATGTAATTTATGTTAAACAAAATGTTAGAACCAGAATTAGAAAAAGAATTATATAAACAGATCTCTAGAATGGAGAAACTGAGGTTTGTTAAAGATATAGTGATTAAACCTACTGAGAAAGATTATAAGGATGGTATTATGGATAGATACTTCTTCAGACAGGTAAATAATCCTAAGGCAAGAATAGTGGAGGTTGATAAGAGACAGTGGAATTCATTTTCAAATGAACCTTTTTACAAAAAAGTTTCTCTACAGTGGAGAATAACTGGCAAACCAGAGATAATTGTCGATTCTAATTTAAGGTCTATAATTATAGCAGATAAAATATTATTTGGGATTAAAAAGAAACTCGAAAACAACTTGCTTCAATTTTATAAATTTTAGGACATTAATTCTATATTTATATTAAAAGTGTGGTTATTTGTGCTATTTATAATTGAAAACGAAGAGAAATTAGAAAAGTTTATATCTGAATTTCATCGCTCAGATTGTATATTGATTCCTATGCTCTGTGACCACCGAGATCATCCGGTATCCAATTATTTATTACTGTTATATATCTATATTTTAAATAATAAAAATACATATCTATTTCCAATTAATACTAATGATTGTTTAAATTTGTCTATAGAAACTTTACAAAAGATTTTAATTACAGTAAATAATAATTCTTCTATTAAGTATGTTTTTGACAAAAAACAACTCTATAGTATATTTGATTTAGATGATAAGTTTGTTGATTTGAAATTAATGGAGTATGTGAGTACCGGACAGTTAGAAATTAATTATGATGAATTAATACCTGTTTATCAATTTTTCTATCGTACTAAATCTAAATTTAAAAATATAAATAGGTTGATTCCTGTTGTGAAGCACATTGAATTATTAGATATGATGGTAGACAAAGCAATGTTTATTATTAATAAATATAAAGGTATTACATTTGAATTACCATTTAAATCTATGAATAATATTATGGTACCAGTTTTAGCTGAAATAGAAAAATCTAGGTTATATGTTAACGATGAATTTAGCAATAAGGCTATAATATCTAATAATTATTTATATTCCAATTATAATATGTTTACTCGTACGTCTCGTCCTTCTTGTACATATAAAGGTTACAATTTAGTTTCAATTCCAAAAGAAAGTAACGATAGGAAATCTATAGAAAGCAGGTTTGAAGATGAGGGTACATTGTTGTTATTTGATTATGATGCCTATCATTTATACTTAACAGCAGAGATAATAGGAGAAAAATTTCTTGAAAATCCTCATTTGGTTCTAGGTAGAATATATTTTGGAAAAAATGAATTAACAGAAGAAGAATATGAAGAGTCAAAATCTATAACTTGGAAGTTATTATACAGTGGTATACCAAAAGAATTTTTATTTATTCCAATGTTTAAAAAAATAAATGACTTTGTTAATGAACTATGGACCGCCTATAAAACTGATGGCTTTATATATACAAAACATTTTAAAAGAAAGTTAAAATTACAGTCCGATGGTTATGGAACACCTCAAAAATTATATAACTACTATATACAAGCACTTGAGACTGAGAACAACTGTTTAATATTAAATGAATTACTATCTTATTATAAAAATATTGATGCAAAATCTAAGATAGTATTATATATTTATGATTCTATATTACTTGATATGTTTTTAGGTGATGGAATTAATTTAATTAATGAAACGCGCCGCATATTGAGGTACCCAACAAAAATATATTTTGGAAAAAATTACAAAGAAATGTACAAAATTTGAAAATCTTCATATTTATATATAGATAAATAAATATGAGGATTTTTCATGAAACAGAATAAATTTAACCTTTCTGACATTATGGACGCAGCTCTCGTCAACGAGAAAGCAGTATCTAAGAGTCAACAAAACCTATTTGGAATTGCTCACGCGATACAAAAAGGTGAGATTCCAGCTTCAAATACTCCTGCTGGTAAAATAGCAAAAACGGTATCTAAGAAAGATGTAAAAGATTTTGCATCTACTGATACAAAAAATTTACCTACAAAAAAAAAAACAGAATCTGTTAATAGTAATAATCTATCACAGTTAGTATCATATAAGAATAAAAAATATTATGTGAGTAAGTTTGAATATGATAATTCTAAGTTAGATGGTATTACATTATTTAAGGATAAAAATTTAAAAATACCAACTAATATCTTAGTTAACAAAGAAACAATTAAACCTGTCGATGAATCTAAGATAAAAAAGTTAAAGGAGTTTAAAATGAAAAAATCAGAACTTAAACAACTTGTAAAAGAAGAATTAAAAACCATTGCCGAACAGCAAAGTGAACAATTGCCTCCAATGAGCATAGAAGAGAAAAAAGAATTTCTGGAAAACATTAAAAAATTCGATACTTATGGCAAACATATATATACTGAAGTCGACCTTGTAGAATTATCAGAACAATTGAGTAACTTATGTAAGATTGCAGAAAGAGTAACACTCGAAGAAACAGATGGCTGGTTTGATAAAATTACTGTGAACCGCAACATGAAAGAATTACATAGAATATCAGAAGAGTTTACAAAAACAGCAAAAGAAGCTAAATCAGTTCAAGAACGGATGAGGTCACTTTATGAGGACATGGGAACTACGCTTTCTAGATATTTTGAAGTAAAAAATAAAGAAGAGGTTCCTGAGGAACCTATTGTCTCAGAAGAAGAATCTGGACCAAGTAAATCTGAACGTCAACAAATATCTGGTCAACTTAAAAAACTAAAAGGTACTTTGAAGAATAAAAATGAACATTCTTTGGCCGTTGGTAACTGGAATGTAAACCTGAAGCGAGACCCTAAAACCGGACAGTGGGGTCGGTCATTTTCAAAAAAGTCGAATTAGGAGTAGAATATGCCACGTGGAGTTTATATAAGAACAGAAAAAATTAAACAAAAGATGTCAAAGGCAAAAAAAGGTGAAAATAATCCTATGTATGGAAAATCTCTATATTCTGTTTGGTTAACGCTGTATGGAAAAGAAGAAGCTGATATTAAACAAAACAAACTAATAGAAAAAAGAACAAAAACAATAGTGGACAGTGGTGTATTGAGAGGTAAAAATAATCCTTTGTTTGGAAAACACCATACTAAAGAGGCAAGAAAAAAATATCTATAGCAGTCAAAAATAGAATTATTTCAGACGAAACAAGAAAAAAATTATCTATTGCTGCAAAAGGTAAGATTTTCTCTGAGGAAGATAAACAGCGAATATATAAAACTAGAATAGGAAGACGCCAGTCTAAGGAACATAGAAAAAACTCAAGACTTTCAGCAATTAAAAGAATAGAAAAGAATAAATTAAATGGAGGACAGTTAGCTCCATTGTATAATTCTAAATCTATTTCTATTATAGAAGAATATGCTAAAATTAATGGGTATAACTTCCAACACGCAGAAAATGGCGGAGAATATTTTATAAAGGAATTAGGTTATTGGGTAGACGGTTATGATAAGGATAAGAATGTGGTAATTGAGTACTGTGAAGGACATCACAACCAACCTAAACGACATTTAAAAGATGAAAAGAGAAAACAAGAAATCATTAATTATTTAAATTGTGAATTTATAGAAATTAGAGAATCGGGGTTTCAATGAGTGGTATTACAGTTATAGTGAGAGACAAGTATGCGGATAAAAGTAAAAACCTGGATTTAGCATTAAAAAAATTTAAAAATAAAATTAAAGAATCTCAGATACTAATAGATTATATGGATCGACAGTATTTTATCAAACCTTCTGCGGTAAAAAGACGAAAAAAAATAATGGCAAAATTAAGACATAAGCATTTATTAATACACGAAAATTAGGAAAATAAATGGAAGATAAAAATGGAAATAATATCCCAATATCAAAATATATAATTGATACGGTTAATCTCAAATTTGAAAAAGTATATGCCAGATTTGAGTCTATTGATCATGCATTAGCACTGCGAGAAGAAAATTTACATGAAGATCTCATGCACCTAAACGAACTAAGAAGTGAAGTTATCACCGATAGGAATCTTTTAGTTAGAAAAACAGACTATGAAAATTTAAAGGAAAGAGTTAAAACAATTGAGGTACAACGTGATAATAAAACCAGAAATACTAATATTGCATTAGTTCTATCTTTTGTTGCAATAATACTTGGACTTATAGATAAATTTTTTAAATAAAAACAAAGGTAATTAAAATATAAAATTTTAAATAATTCGATATTCTTCTACAGAATTCCCATATATATATAATACGAATACACTATCGTTTTCCTCATATAGTGTGACCGAACATAACAAACCTATATAAGACTTCTAAATAAGTCTCAATCTCGATAAATAATTATTGGAGAAATAATAATGAGTGATATTTTAAAAAGTGCCATTGCAGAAGCAAAGGTATTAAAACAAATAGCAGTTCAAAATGCTAAAGATATGTTGTTAGAATCTTTTGATCAAAAAGTTGACGGAATACTTTCTGCTAAACTTCAAAAAGAAATGAACGGCGAAGATTCAGAAGATTCAGAAGTAACAGAAACAGAAGATCCTGGGAAACCAGATACATTTGATGCATTTGGTAAAAAAGATCAAGATGTTACACCAGTTTTGACAGAAGATGACGAAGAATTTCCGGAAGAAGACGAAGAAGACGAAGCAACTCCAGAAATTCCAACTGAAGGTGCAGAAGGTTCATTACCAGAAGATGTTATTCCAGACGAAGACGACGAGGAAGATTTAGAATTCGAAAGTATTCTAAAAGAACTTGACGACGAAGTTGAAGATGACAAAACTAATCTTAGTGATGTAAACCCAAAACTTCCAGTAGAAGATGAAGAAGATTTAATTGTACCTCCTACAGAAGACGAACCAGTTCCAACTGAGGGCGTGGAAGATGTAGTTCCTCCTGTACCTGATAAAGATGACGACGAAGATATTGATATATCTGAGTTGTTTGAAGATGATGAGCAAGTTCCTGAGGTACCTGATGAAGAAGATGAAGATGACGAAGAAGAACCAGTGCTACCAACAGAATCAATCAAAGAACTGAAAAACCTTCGTGTTGCAAATATGAAATTGAAAAAAGCAGTAAGACATAGAGAAAAAGTTATTGGTGGTTTGACAGAGCAAATGTCTCAAATTAATTTATTAAATCACAAGTTAGCTTTTACAACAAAATTGTTTAAACAGTTTAATCTATCTAATGAATCAAAGATGAAAATCGTTGAAACATTTGACAGAGCAAAGTCTACACGTGAGGTTAAATTGATTTATGCAACCTTACATGAATCTTTAAAAAGTCCTGTTAGAAAGAAAGTAACTATTCAATCTATAAAGGAAGGAAAAGGAGCTTCAAAAACAGTTATTGGTGGTGGTGAAACTAGCACAATTCTTTCTGAAGGTTCAGACCTGACAAAAAGATTTGCTAAATTAGCAAACACTGAAAAATATTTTGATAAATAACAATAATATAACGGAGAAAAATATATGGGTAAATTTAATTTAAATAGTCTATTAAGTGGAAAAAATCCAACAGACGTTCTGTTGTCAGAGACTAGAAAACTTGTGGATAAATGGACTCCAACTGGTTTGTTAAAAGGTTTGAAAAATGAAACTGAAATTCGTGGAATGTCAGTTCTATTAGAAAACCAAGCAAGACAGTTGATTCGTGAATCTTCAAGAATCAGTTCTGATGGTACGGAAGAATGGTCAGGAGTAGCACTTCCATTGGTAAGAAGAATTTTTGGCGAGATTGCTGCTAAGGAATTCGTTTCAGTTCAACCAATGAATCTGCCTTCAGGTCTAGTATTCTTCTTGGATTTTAGATATGGTTCAGGTACACAGCCTGGATTCAAGATTGAACATTCATTATTTGGTGGTGATACCGGTAGTGATGGTTTAGCTGGTTTGTTCGGTAGAACAAATGCAGTTAACGGCGGTCTTTACGGCGCTGGAAGATTTGGTTATACAATTAATGATGCATATTCAGGTTCACTGGCTGCAATTCCATTTATTTTAGCATCAGCTTCTTGGGCAGATGTTAACTATGAAGACGGACATATTAGTGCATCAGTACTTGCAGGTAGACTTCATAAATTTGTATTAACCCTTGGTCCTGATATTGATAAAGAAGGTGTAAGAGCTTTTAGACTTTATTCAGGTTCAGGTGGAGGAAATGACACAATATCCAGAATACACTGCAGTTGCTGCAAGTGGTTCAACTACAAGTTATAGAGTGTCATTTATTGTAACAGGTTCAGCATCTCAGTTCCAACTTGGTGCAACCGGATCATTAGCAGTTAGATATCACAAACAACCAATAGCATCTGATCGTGGTGACTTTGAAGACTTATCAGTTTCTGGTAGTCGTGCTTTATTAGACATACCTGAGATTGACATCGTATTAAAAAGTGAACCTATTGTTGCTAAAACACGTAAATTGAAAGCAGTTTGGACTCCAGAATTAACTCAAGATTTGAATGCATATCATTCAATTGACGCAGAAGCAGAATTGACTTCTATGTTGAGCGAATATGTTTCAATGGAAATTGATCTGGAAATCTTATCTATGTTGATTACAAATGCTGCAACAACTGAAGTTTGGAGTGCAAGAATTGGATTTGAATTCGATTCAACCAATGGTAACTTTGTACAAACAGCAGTTAATAACCAAGCATATACAAAACCAACTTGGTACCAAACATTAGGTGTTAAGATCCAAAAAGTAAGTAACAAGATTCATCAAAAAACACTTCGTGGCGGTGCTAACTTTATGGTAGTATCTCCTGATGTTGCAACTATTCTTGAATCTATTTCTGGATATACAGTTGACACAGATGGTGATAAACTGAGCTTTGCAATGGGTGTAACTAAATCTGGTTCATTTGCTAACAGATTTACTGTATATAAGAACCCTTATATGACAAGTAATGTTATATTGATGGGATTTAAAGGTGGAAGCTTCCTAGAATCAGGAGCAGTTTATTCACCATTTGTTCCGTTAATTATGACACCTGTTATCTATGACTACGACAATTTTACCCCAAGAAAGGGAGTTATGACTAGATATGCTAAAAAAATGATAAGACCGGAATTTTACGGAAGAGTCTTAGTAGCAGGTCTAGAATATGTATAATTTATTATAAAATAATAAGTTAAGAAAGCTAGTCGAAAGACTAGCTTTTTTTATGTTCAAAGTTAAACCAATCAAAATTTTATAACTATTAAAGTTTTAATAAAATTATAACAAAACTATATTATTAGAAATTCCAACCATATTTATGTATATAAATAATTAAAGGAGAATTTTATGGTAAAATGTAATATCTGTAGTAGAGAATTTCAAAATAATAAAGGAATATCCTATCATTTTAGAATAGCACATAATTTAGATTATATAAAATATTTAATTGAGAATAAGTTAATCAAAGTACCAAAATGTTTAAATTGCGGCAAAGATATTTTAACTAAAAGAGGTAGAGCTAAAATACTTAATAATCCATCAGAATTAAAATATTGCTCAAATAAATGTAAACTAACAGGTAAAGAATATAGAAAAAAAATGTCCGTACTTGGCAAAAAAAATGCCAAATATATCACTCATAGAACAATATCAGATTCAGAAAAAAGAAAAAAAGCAATTACTACAAAAAAATCATGGGAAGATGATGATGTTAGAGCTAGTAGAATTAAAAATATGAAATTATATAAAAATACAGAAGAACATAATTTAAATATTTCTAAAGCTCTAACTGGAATAAAAAGAACGGATGAATACAAGAATAACATGTCTAAGATAATATCTGATAAATATATTAACGGAGAATTTCTTTCTAATAAAATAAAGTATAATTCTACTAAAAATAATAAATTTATATACTGTATGTCTTCTTATGAATTTAAATTCTGTGTTTACTTGGATATGAATGACGACATTATTAATTGGAAATATCAACCATTCTATTTGGTTAGTGAAAAAAATAAAAGATATATTCCTGATTTTTACTATGAAGATAATAGTGGAAACAAATACTTAGTTGAAATAGACAGATATAAAGGATATAAAGAAAAATATGGTTATAAGTGGAAATTAGAATTAGCAGAAAAACATTGTAAGGAAAATAATATTATATTTTTATATTTAGATATAAATGATATTAATAACATGTGGATGAAAAAGTTTGTATTACTTGATATAAACGCGATAAGTTTGTCAAATCAAGAAAACAATGATTTTATATCAAAATATTTATCCGAGTTATTTACATTATCTAGATTAGGTATTACAATACCAACACCAGAATTAAATAGTGTAAATTTAGATGATTCTAAAGAACTGGACACTGTTTCGAATAGGAAATTTTCAACAAACAATAGTGAATTTTTACTATCATTTTATCCCAATTATTGGAATTGCAAGTGGAGATATTCTAGATTTTCTCCAACTCAATCTATAAATTATAAAACTACATTTGAAACTATATTAGGTAATTTAATTAAGAGAAATAAAAATATTAATGCTAAAGAAATCATAAAACAGATTAGAGGAGAGAGATATTCTATTTCATTTTTTCCTGATTGTTGGGCATCTTGGATATATTCGAAATTTTTGCCTAATTCGGGCCAGTTAAATATTTTAGACATCTGTGGTGGCTTCGGAGGAAGATTATTGGGATTTAAACATTTTATTGAATCTTATAAAATCACAGATTATAATTATACCTATATAGATATAAATAAAGAAACATGTAAAAATAGTGAAAATTTAGTTAAATATATAGATTTAAATAATATTAAAATTATAAATAATAGGTTTGAAGTAACAGATGAAATATTTAATAAAAACTATGATTTGATATTCACATCTATCCCTTACTATGATCTGGAGATATACAATGACATCAATTTAAAAGAAATATATAAAACAGAAGAAATGTTTATCGTCAACTTTATTAATAAAGTATTTGATATAAAGAGTAAACATATCATTTTAAATGTATCTAGTAAATATAGTAAGTTGTTAGAAAATAAATTCATCAATACCAAAGGATATAGGTTAGATAATTTATTGAAAATAGAATTATCAAAACACCCGTTTCAAAAGAAAAACAACGTAGAATTGTTCTATGTTTATAAACCAAAATAATTTATAATAAAAATAATATAAACAAATTAAAATGTTATATTTGAAATTCTGTTTATGTTTATTATCATAATACGTAAGCTAGGATTAAAATAAAAATGGACACAAATAAAATAATTATATCAAAAGAAGAATCCTTGGTATGTAAAGTATGTAATACTAAGTGTTATTCTCATATAAATTTACTATTTCATATAAAATCAAATCATAACATAGAAAATTTTGAAAAATATATAATTGTGTGTTATTTTAACAATGTATACCCTAAATGTAAATGTGGGTGTGGAATAAAGTTAAAATTTAAATCATTAATATGTGGTCCATGGTTTAGAGATTATACCAAAAATCACTTTCCAAGAAAACCTCACTCACTCGAATCCAAGAAAAAAATTGCAGAAACATACAAAAGGAATTGTACTGAAAAGTATGGAGTTAATAATATATTCCAAGTAAAGTTGACTAAAGATAAAATTAGAGATATTAAATTTAAAAGATATGGTAATCCAAATTACAACAATTCAGAAAAAAATAAACAGACCCAGCACATCAATTATGATAGAATATAGGACTGTGGTAACTTAAAATATGAATTAAAGGAATAATATGCATAGGTGTAAAATGTGTGAAACTCAAATATCAGATAAAAGAACATATTGTTCTAACACATGTAAGTTTTCTGATAAAGATTATAGTTTAAAACGGGGTAATAAAGATAATTTAAATGATAATTCATTAGAAATTAAATGTTTATTCTGTGAATATAAATCACGTGACATAAATAATTATTCTGGTACATTAACAAGACATTTAAAAGAAAAACATAAGTGGGATTTTGATGCGAAATATTTTGAAATAATTAAATCTATAAAAAAAGAAACATTAAAATGTCCTCACTGTGATTGGACAACAATAGATATTGAAAATAAATCAGGTATGTTTACCAATCATTTAAAAAATAAGCACCATTTGGAACCAAAAGATATTATAGAAAAATATCCAGAAATGAAATCTTTGTGGCAACAATATTTTAAAAAAATTGAATATAATAAATTTTTAAGTGAATCAGATAAAAATAGTATTAAATGTGAAATATGTGGAAACTTTTTGAAAAAATTAACGAATTCACATCTTGAGAAACATAATATATCTCCGAGCAAATATAAATCACAGTATAGTATAGTATCAACATCTTCTAAATTAACCTGTGAAAAACAATCATTTCAAACTAAAAAATCAAATGCTAGACTGGTTGAATATTATAAAAATAATAATATAAAAATGCCATGGCACACCAACGAGGCAAATATCAAAAAATTAAAAATTGTATTTGATAAATATTTAGACAGTATAAGTAATAATTTTGTTATAAATATAACATTTGAGCAGTTTAAAAATCACGAAGAAATTAAATTTAGATGTAAAAAATGTAACTATGAGTTTGAAACAATTAATAGATACCCAAGATGCTATAGTTGTGAACTGAGATTTAATAGTAAAGAACAAATTGAAATTAGAGACTTCATAAAATCATTAAATTTAAATGTTGAAGAAAATAGTAGAAAATTATTGGGAAATGGAATGGAAATAGATTTATTTATTCCAGAAAAAAACGTAGGCATTGAATATAATGGTTTATATTGGCATAGTGAATTAAATGGAAAAAATAGAAATTATCACTTAGAAAAAACACTATTCGCTAATAAAAATAATATAAAACTAATCCAAATATTTTCTGATGAGTGGCTATACAAAAAGGATATTGTTAAAAATAGGTTAAAATATATTTTAGGCATATATGATAAAATAATCTATGCAAGAAAGTGCATAATAAAGGAAATAGACATTAAATCAAAAAATGAATTTTTACATAATATTCATATTCAGGGAAAAGATTCATCTAAGATTAAGCTTGGAGCCTTTCATAAAAATGAATTAGTTGCAGTTATGACATTTGGATCTAAAAGAATTGCACTGGGTTCTAAATCAAAGATAGACGAATATGAGCTCATGAGATTTGCAACCAAATACAAGGTTATTGGTATCGCTGGTAAATTACTACAATATTTTATTAATAATTATCATCCTAAAAAAATAATAACATATGCAGACAGACGTTGGTCTACTGGTAACTTATATGAGAAGATTGGATTTTTGAAAACTGGAGAATCTAAACCTAATTATTGGTATGTAAAACGTGATTATGATATTAGAGAATATAGATTTGGTTATAGAAAATCTATTCTTTTAAAAGAAGGATATAGTTCAGATTTATCTGAGTGGCAGATTATGCAAATTAAAGGCTATGACAGAGTATGGGATTGTGGTAATTTAAAATATGAATTAATATTCGAAAATATTAATCTTTAATATTTTGAAATACTCCTATATTTATACTAAATAGACATATTAAGGGAACAATAATAAAACATATTAAATTAAAAGAAATGATTGTTATAAATGAAGCCAATAGTTATAAAGATTATACTTTATCTAACTGGAGACATCTATTAGAAAAAAATTGGAATTATCTTAAACAAGATAATGGAACAGCTAATATAGAAAATATTATAGAACATCTATTAAAAATTGTAATTTCCAATATTTCCTAATAAAAATAATAACGGAGACACACTAAGTGGACGAAAAACAATTTAACAATATAGACACAATTGTATCTACAGTAGTAGATTTATTAAATTCTATAGATGACCCAATAGAAAAACGATTACTATGTGAAAAGTTAATTTTTGAAATAATGAATTGGGGACTTGATAACATCTATGAACAGTTGGGAATCTTAGAAAAAATTAAATCTGATTTTATTCATAGTTATTATACTGTTGAGGAAGATGACGCATCTGAATCCTCTGATGAAGAACTATAAAGACTATGTATATTAAACATACTACGAAAAAATTGAAAAAACAATGTCCCAATCCTGATAATAACTCACGTTGTAAAACAGAAATATTAACCTGTAAATCCAATTTATGTGCAAGTTGTGCTCAATTTGGAAAACCACACTCTGATGAACATAAAAGAAAAATATCTATGGCAGGATTAGGTAAAAAATTATCAGAAGAACATAAGAGAAACATATCTAAGGCGCAAAAAGGTAAAAAGAAAAAACCATTTTCAGAAGAAATTAAAAGAAACATTAGATTAGCAGCTATTAAAGTAATAGAGAGAAATAAATTAAATGGAAATCAGCTATACCCTGCTTATAATCCAAGATCTATTCCTATTATTGAAGAATATGGTAGAACTCACGGTTACTCATTTCAACACGCAGAAAACGATGGAGAATTTTATATTAAAGACTTGGGTTATTGGGTAGATGGATATGATAAGATTAATAATGTTGTTGTAGAATATTATGAAAAAGCTCACAAGAAACGAGTTGACAGAGACGAAAGAAGAAAACAAGAAATTATTAATCATTTACAATGTGAATTTATAGAAATTAAAGAATAAGATGCTTTACTAAATAATAAAGTTTTTATTAAATAAAACTTCCAACCTCTTAGGCTGCTACGAAAGTAGCCTTTTTTATATTCTGAGTAATATTTTAATTTTACCAATATTTATATTAAATTAAGGGAATCACAGTGATTCTATTAAAAGAAATATTGAAAAATACTAAATATATAGTTTATTGTGACCTGGATTCTGTATTGGCTGATTTTGATAATATGTTTGTTAGCATAGCAGGTGTCAATATTAAGGATGGTTGGTCATTTAAAAAGAAATATGGAGAAGAAAAATTTTGGAATATAATTAGTAACTATGGTATAAAATTTTGGACAGATATGCCATGGATGTCAGATGGCAGGCAGCTCTGGAAATATATAATTAGTACTTTTTCTAAAATTAATATATTAAGTTCTGTTCCTGAAGACGACACAGCTCATAGTAGACAAGGTAAAATTGTTTGGTGCAAAAGGAATTTAGGAAATGTAAATGTTATTTTAGAAAAAAATAAATATAGATATGTATCTAAAAATAGTATATTAATAGATGACCTAGAAAAAAATATAAATCCTTGGGTATCATCTGGCGGAATAGGTATTTTACATAAATCTACTGGAAATACTATTTCTAAACTTGAAAAATAATATGATAAAACTAGCTAGTTTAGTAAAAGAAGGTGGTAAACTATTTGGGAGTAGGGCATCTCGTGTTTCTACAGAAGAAATGAATTATGTTTACAATGAATTAAGAAAAAAAGTTGGTAATCAATTCAAAAAATTTGATTTAAGTAGAGTACTTTCTGCTGAGGGGATCATGGAGATATTGATATAATAGTTCTGGTACCCAATAAAGATCTAAAAACAATAATTATGTCATTGGGATCTTATATTCTAGATTATTCAAAAAACGGAGAAGTATATTCATTTTTATATAAATGTGAGAGTATAAATAAAGCTGTTCATGTAGATTTCATTAAAACATCAGAAGATAATTTTAATAGTAGAAAACAATATTATTCATATAATGATTTTTCTGGCATTGTTGGTATATTTTCTAAAAAATTACATTTTAAATATGGTTCAGATGGATTTTTCAAGAGATTTAAAGATAAGAGAGGAAATTGGCATGATATTCCAATATCAAACAATTTAATGGATGGGCTTAAAATATTAGGATTGAACCCAAAATAACTAAAAAAGAGGCAAAAATGTTTGTTACTACTATTTATAATAAAATAATATATGTCAACATTTGTGAGGTGGGATGAATTTTGTCGTTTATGGGACGATTGTTTAAAAAACAATAACAGAGATTACCAGAGGTGGGGCAAAACTACCAGAAGAAACTTTAGAAGCATATAAGGCTTTAGATAAAAAGAAAAAGGTTATTAAAGTTATAGTATGGTTTAGGGGTGAAAAATTTGAAGAAGAAAAAGAAGTGAAAGACTATAATATTACTGTGCATGATATGGAATTATTGACAGAACAATATAATAAATAAAATAAACTTAACAAGTAGTCAAATTAAAAATATAGATGGAATATCATAATGTCAAAATTATCTGAATATTTATATTATAAATTTAATATTAATGAAATTTTAAGATCTAAGATGCCTCAGATTAAAGGTAATAATATACTAGATGCTATAAAAATTTTAGATAAATATGGTATACCTTATAAATATGTGGCAATCAATATTGATAATTTGAAACCTGTTCAGCAAAATATAATACCAGATAAAATAAATAATATTTGTAAAGATATAGAATCCGGTAAAAAAATGAATCCTATTTTTATTTCTATGGACAATAATATTATTGATGGTCACCATAGGTGGTTAGCATTTAAAAAATTAAATAAACAAACTATAAATACAATTAAACTAGGTTTAGATAAAGAAGATGCTTTAAGATTATTCAATAAAATACAACAAGTTGTAACTGAAAACCAAAGATATTGTCCTAACTGTAACAAATTATTAACATATGTTGGTAAGCGGTCAAAAGCCCGAGCGGATAAAAATAATGCAATGTGTTTAAAATGTTCCCAAGTAGGAAAACACACAGGAAAGAATAATTCCATGTACGGAAAATATGGTGTTGATAATCCTTTATATGGAAGAGAAAGAAATGATATTAAAGGTGATAAAAATTTATTTCATAAAAATGAGATTAAGAAAAAAATAAAAGAAACAAATTATTTAAGAGGATATTGGAATAGATCAGAAAATAAATCAGCATTTAGAAATTATTTGGAAAAAGTCAGAACAATAACAACAGAAAACTATAGTAAATATTTTTATGATATATCAAATGCTAAAAAAAGAAGTGATGAATATCATTTAGATCACAAATATTCTATTCACAGTGGATTTAAAAATAATATTTCACCTGAGATTATAGCTCATTACAAAAATCTAGAAATATTACATCATCGTTTAAATGAAAGTAAAGGCAATAAAAATAGTATTACATTAGAACAGTTAATGTTAGATATTAAAAATTCTAAAAACCCACTAAATGAAAATAAAATTAAAAATATAGTTGTTGTGATGAGTGGTCGTTTTCAACCATTCCATTCCGGACATTATTTCTCATATCAAGATTTAATAAATAAATTTGGAAAAAATGTTTATATAACAACTTCTAATGTAACAGATGATGAAAAATCTCCATTTAATTTTAATGATAAAAAAGAAATTATAACTAAAATGTTTGGTATACCATCGAACAAAGTAATTAGAGTTAAGAATCCTTATAAACCTGAGGAAATATTAGATAAATTCAATAGTAAAGATACTGCACTTGTGGCTGCAGTGGGAGAAAAAGATAGAAATAGATTAAGTGGAAAATATTATGTTCCTTATACATCTAAAGAAAATTTAGAGGGATATTTAGATAAAGGATATGTTTATATAGTACCTCAGTTAAAACTTAAAATTGGTGGTACTACTATAAGTGGTAGTTCAATAAGAAATAATTTTAGTAAAGAATTATTTAAACAAATATATCCTAAATTTGATTCTAGTATATATCAGTTAATGAAAAAGAAAATTACAGAAAGTTTATTATTGGAAGGTGGTTCCTATGGGCATATCGATAACATATTTGAAGATATGGGTTTAACATTTGGTGATCTAAAAAATATAATAAATTTAGCACTTGAAGGTAAATTAGAAATGGTTCAGGAAAAAACTGATGGGATGAACGCTATGTTTTCTTGGATAGATGGTAAATTAAAGGTAGCAAGAAACGCTTCTCATTTAAAAAACTTCGGTAGAAATGCACTAGACATAAGTGGACTCCAAAATATGTTTTCAGGTAGAGGTGACATACAAATAGCATTCACAGAAGCTATGAGAGATTTAAATTCAGCAATATCTAAATTATCTGATAAGCAAAAAAATAAAATATTTGCAAATGGTAAAAAATTTATGAGTGTAGAAATAATATATCCTCAGACAACTAATGTTGTACCATATAATTATTCTATGTTAATATTTCATGGTACCAGAGAATATGACGAAAATGGTAACATTTTAGGTGAAGATAAAAGTGAAGCAACATTATTAACTAATATGATTAGACAGGTGAATGAAGATGTACAGAATACATTTAAGATAAGGGCTCCTAATAATTTATCATTACCGAAAGTTAAAAATTTTACATCTCAAAAATCTCATTTTTTGAGTAAATTAGGTACATTACAAAAGAAATTTAACCTAAAAGATTCTGATTCAATAACTCAATATCACCAGGTATGGTGGGAGAATTTTATCAATCAACAAGCTAAAAAACTTAAATATACAATACCTAATGATTTATTTATGGATTTAGTAAAAAGATGGGCATACAATGATACGTCCAAAAAGATTGTAGATATTAAAAAAAGAATAGATGATGATTCATTTAAATCTTGGGTAGATAATTTTGATAAAAATTCTAAATCTCAACAAGCAAAAGATAATATGAGACCCTTTGAATTATTGTTTTTAGAATTAGGTGCTCAGGTATTAAAAAATATAAATTCATTTTTAGCTGTTAATCCTGAACAATCACTACAACAAATGAAAACAAATATAGATAAAACAATAAAGGATATAGAAAGTTCAGGAGATGTCAATGCAATAAATAAAATGAAAACTGAATTAAATAGATTAAATGCGATGGGTGGACTAGATGCAGTTGTTCCGTCGGAAGGAATAACCTTCATGTATGGTCCAGATAATAATAAAAAACTTTACAAAATTACTGGTGCATTTTCCCCGATAAACCAGTTGTTAGGAATTTTAAAATATAAAAGGTAAAACAAATAAGAACAAGGGCACAAGAAAGCCTAAGTAAATTTCTTAAAAACTTAAAAAATAAATAGAATGGAAACTATAGAAATTACTATTAGATGAGGAAAAACATGCCAAGTGGAGTTTATATAAGAACTGAAGAAATTAAAAGAAAAATATCTGAGTCACAGACAGGTAAAATTTTATCAGAAGAAACTAAAAGAAAAATATCTGAGGCAATTAAAGGTAAAAAGAAAAAACCATTTTCAGAAGAAACAAAACAAAAAATAAGACTATCAGCAATTAAAAGAATTGAAAAATGTAAATTTAATGGAACCAGAATGGTACCATCATACAATCCAAAATCAATTCCTATCATAGAAGAATTTGGTAAAGCAAATGGTTACAACTTCCAACACGCAGAAAATGGTGGAGAATTTTATATTAAAACTTTGGGATATTGAGTAGATGGGTATGATAAGACTCAAAATGTTGTCATCGAGTACTATGAAAAAGCCCACAGAAATAGTGTCGATAGAGATGAAAGAAGAAAATAGGAAATTATAAATCATCTTAATTGTAAATTTATAGAAATTAGGGAATATTCATAATATGAGTATAGCGGAATTGTCACGTATAAGTCGCGCTCAAGATATCGCAATGAGTGTTCATGCAAACCAATTTAGAAAAGTGTCTAAAAAACCATATTTTTTGCATCCTTTTTGTGTATATCAAGCAGCTAAGGAACATGGATACTCAGATGAGGTACAAATAATTTCCATCTTACATGATGTACTTGAAAATACAACTAATAAAAAGTATGTAGAAGAAAAAATTAAGTCTACATTTGGAGGTACTATATTAGAATTCGTAAAATTACTTTCTCATAATCCAGGTGATAATTATAACAAATATTTATTGTTTTTAGCTAAAAAAAGTAAAACAGCATTAACAGTAAAACTTTTGGATATAGAGCAAAATCTCAAAGATAATCCATCAGAAAAACAAATGAATAAATATATAAATGGAATAAAATATCTTTTAAAGAATAATATTGAAATAGACAAACGATTTTTAGATGAATTTAGGAAATATTTGTAATGTCAACATATACAAATTCTCATAAGAAATACTATAAAGAAAATAGAAAAAGGATACGAGAGCAACAAAAGAAATATAGTAAAAAGAATAAAATTAAATGTAGAGAAAATACTAAAAGGTGGATAACTAAAATGGATATAGAATGAAAGAATGGTATCTGAGAACTTTATATAATTTATCTATAGAAGAATATAATATGTTTAAAAATCAACGTGGATGTTGTGCTATATGTGAACACATCAGAGTCAATTAAAAAGAACTCTATGTGTTGATCATGATCACGAAACTGAAAATAAGAGGATTACTGTGTAGTACTTGCAATAGAGCAATAGGTATGCTGAAGGATAGTGTTAAGATATTGCAAACAGCTATAGATTATTTAAAGTTGTAATATATATAAATAATGGTATTAATATTGATTCTGATGTTGCTTGATTAATTAAAATAGGTTTCAATAAAATAAAACGAGGTAAAATATGGCAAATGTTTTTCAGACACTAAAAAAATTATTTTCTTCTGATGTAGTAGTTAGACGTATTGGCAAGGGAAAATTCCGGGTTATTGATGCATATAATACCCAGGCTATGGGTATGTTAGCAACTAATTATTTAACAGGAAAATACTCTTCTTTATATTTAAATAATTTTAATTACGGATACAGTTCAACTTTAACATCACAATCTCAGAGGTTTATGTTGTTTAGAGAATATGAAATAATGGATCAAGATCCAATAATTTCATCGGTTTTAGACATATATTCTGAGGAATCCACTATAAAGAATTACTATGGCGATATAGTTACTGTAAAATCAGATGATAAAGAAATTAAAGGTATATTAGATAATTTATTTTACGATATATTAAATATAGATTTTAATTTAGTTCACTGGGTAAGAAATTTAGTTAAATATGGAGATATGTTTTTAAAACTAGATCTAGCCGAAAAAATAGGTATTGTAGGTGTAATTCCTATATCATCATATTTTATTCAAAGGTTAGAAGGAATAGATATGCAGCATCCTTATGAAGTTAGTTTTAAAATTGATGGTCCTTTCTTAAATGGAACGTATGATAATTATGAAATTTCTCACTTTAGAATGTTAACAGATTCTAATTTCCTACCTTATGGTAAGAGTATGATTGAAGGAGCAAGAAGAATTTGGAAACAATTGACATTGATGGAAGATGCAATGTTAATCCACAGAATAATTAGAGCTCCTCAAAAACGAATATTCAAAATAGATGTTGGTAACTTGTCTCCAGAAGAAACAGATTTATATATTAGAAAAATAGCAGATCAGATCAAGAAGGTACCATATATGGATGAAAATGGTAATTATAATCTAAAATATAATATACAAAATATCACTGAGGACTTCTTTATACCTACAAGAGGACCAGAAGCTAATACTGTAGTAGATACTTTACAAGGATTAGAATATAATGCAATCGAAGATGTCGAGTATCTAAAGTGTTTACGAGGAGATATAAAAATAAAATTATTAAATGGTGAAGATAAGTCTATAAAGGAGATTTCGGAAACATTTGAACCTAATAAATATGAAACATGGTCAATTAATCCTAATACATTAAAATTGGAACCAGTTAAAATAATAGGTGCTAAAAAAACTATTAAAGATGCAAAGTTAATAAGAATTGTATTAGATAATAATGAATATATAGATTGTACTTACAATCATAAATTTATGTTAAGAGATGGCACGTTTATGGAAGCTGATAAACTATCAGTAGGCGCTTCAGTAATGCCATTGTATACAAAAATAACAGATGAACATAATTATTTAAAGGGATATGAATTAATTTATAATCCAGGAGAAAATAAATGGAGATATTCACATAGAATAGTTGGTGAATACAAATATCCAGATTTAAATAACCACAGTGGAATATTACATCATGTTGATTTTAATAAATTAAACAACACATCAAGTTTTACAGGAGACAAACACAATTTTACTGAAAATTTAAATATGAGAGTAACCAATCAATACTCAAACCATGTAAACTATTTAAACCATAAAATTAAAGATATAATTTATTTAACTGAAACTGATGATACTTATGATATTGAAGTTTCTGCTAATTCAAATTTTGCACTATCATCTGGCATTTTTGTTCATAATAGTAAAATGCTAGCAGCACTTAAAGTTCCAAAGGCCTTCATTGGTTTTGAAGAAGCGATAGGATGTGTTGTACCAGATACTCAAATACCACTGTTAAGTGGAAATACTAAAAGTGTAAAAGAATTAATAATTGATTATGAATTAGGGATAACCAACTATGTGTATTCAATAGATGAAAATACAAATAAAATTGTTCCTGGAAAAATAGAATGGGCAGGATACACACGAAAACATGCAGAATTAGTTAGAGTTCATTTAGATAATAATAATCATATTGATTGTACACCAGATCACAAATTTATGCTAAGAAATAATATCTGGGTAGAAGCTAAAGATTTAAAAGAAAATGATTCTTTAATGCCATTATATAGAAAACACAATGGTTTGGGCTATGAAACTGTGTATGATATTAATAGTTGCAAATATATTCCAACTCATAAAATGGTGGTCGAGGGAATTAATAAATATATAAAGGGGAATGTTACCCACCACGTAGACTTTAATAAAACAAACAACTATCCTGACAATTTAGATTGTACGATGAATTTTCGGCAACATAGAAAATACCATCAGGATAACATTAAAAAAACGTTAAATTCTAAAGAAAATATTGAGCGCCGTGTAAATGACCCTAATTGGTTAAACTCAGTTAAAATCGCTGGACGCAAAGGTGGTCTAAAATCAAAGGATAAGCTTGTTAAATGGATAAAACAAAATGGTCCATGGAATAAAGGGATGTCAAGGTGTAAAAAGAAGCAGGCTATATGCAGTAATTGTGGATTATTGATAGAAGTGTTGGAAGGTAAAAAAAATAAAAACTATGTATGTAGTGAAACTTGTAGAAAGGAATTTTTCAGAGGAAAAAATTTATATAACTATATTACCTTAGATTTTGATTATTTAATTGAATGTGCAAAACAGTCTACATCATTTAAAGATTTATGTAATAGATCAAGTACAGGTAGACATATAATATTTAGAGAAATCCAACAATTAGGATTAAGCAAATTAGATTTTATAAATTGCTATATGCCTCTAGCAAAAGAAAATAGAGGATTTTTAAATAATTATATGTCAGAATTAGAATTTATTCCTAAATATGGTTTTGATGAATTAATGCAGGTTGCAAATAATAGTAATTCTATATCAGATGCATGTAAAAAATTAAAAATAACATTGACATATTTTAATAAGATGGTGGAATATCATGGTTATGATAAAATAGATTTTGTTTTAGAAAATATGCCTAAAATGAAGAACAATAAAATGGCATGGTCTCAATTTGAGAAAACAATAAACAAAAAACTTAATCATAAAGTTAAATATATTGAAAAATTAAATATTACAGAGGATGTATGCGATATTACCATTTTTAAATATAATAATTTTGCAACAGATGCGGGAGTTATTATTCATAATTCCAAGGCCACACTGTCCCAGGAAGATATTCGGTTCGCTCGTACAATTGAAAGAATTCAAAAAATTGTTGCAGCAGAATTAAATAATTTAGCATTGGTTCATTTATATGTTCAGGGATATAGAGAAGAAGATTTAGCTAATTTCGAATTAACACTTTCAAGTCCATCTACAATCTATGAACAAGAGAAAATAGAACTGTGGAAGAGTAGACTTGATGTAGCCCAAAGTGCTAAGCAAAACGCGGTATTAGGTAATGAATTCTTATATAAAGAAATATTCGATTTAACAACTGATAGAATAGAAAAAATAAATAAATCATTAGTAGAAGATTCTAAATTTGAATATAGATTGAATCAGATTAAAGAACAAGGTAATGATCCTGCCGCATCAGGCCAACATGCAGATGAATCTGGAACAGTTAGACAAGTAAATGAACCAGATCAAATTGATGTTGAAGGAAACCAAGCAGCTAATTCTGGAGATGGAGCACAGTCGCAGGGAGCTGGCAGACCCAAAGAATCTAAATCTAACTACAAAACAGATGAACATCCGATGGGCAGAGACCCGTTAGGTCAAAAAGATATGAAACAAAGCATGAAGGTACCTAAACCTAGCAAGTTAAGTTTTAAAGGGGGCAGTCCCCTAAGTGTTGAAACTAAAAAAGATTTGAAGCAGTCTTTGTTTTCAACTAAAATACTCAAAAAAATACTTAAAGAAAATGGAGGCGAAGATATAATGACTGGTAGTATGGAGGAGATATTAAATTAAATTCATAAAGTCTATATTTAATAATAATACTGGGAATTAATATATGCCAAGAGGGATTTATATAAGAACGAAAGAAGCTAAAAAAATATATCGAAAGCTCAGATAGGTATAAGTAGAGGTCCACTTTCTGAGGAACATAAACAAAAAATAGCTGAAGGAAATACTGGAAATAAAAGAACCGAAGAAGCAAAGAAACGTATGTCTGAGGCGCAAAAAGGTAAAATCGTATCAGAAGAAACTAAAATGAAGATGTCTAAGGCACATAGAGGTGTATCTTTATCGGAAAAACAAAGAAAAAGTATATCTGTAGCACTGAGGGGAAAAAGTAAGAAACCATTTTCAGAAGAAGCCAGGCATAATATGTCTGAGGCACATAAAGGTAAAGTTTTATCAGACGAAACTAAACAAAGAATGTCAATATCACAGACCGGTCACCCAGGATATATGAAAGATAAAAAACACTCAGAAGAAACTAAACAAAAAATGTCAGGTGCACATAAAGGAAAAGTTTTATCAGAAGAAACAAAACGACGTATGAGAATATCAGCAATCGAACATATACAGAATAATAAATTACGGGAGGTTCAAATAACTCCATCATATAATCCAAGGTCTATTCCTATTATAGAAGAATATGGTAAAGTGAATGGGTATAATTTCCAGCATGCTATGAACGGAGGAGAATTTCGTATACCAGAACTGGGTTATTGGGTAGATGGATATGATAATACTAAGAACGTGGTAATAGAGTATTATGAAAAAAGACATAGAAGATCTGTTGATAGAGATTTAACACGTATGCGGGAAATAATGAATTTTTTAAATTGCAAGTTTATTATATATGACGAATTAACAGGAAAATTTAATGAACAGTAACACAAAAATTAAAGTACATCACAACAAAATTCGTAATACTGGGGTTTTATTTGAATCACTTGCACGACAGGTAACAGTTGATGTTTTGAACGACAAGTCATCGTCAACTGCTTCTGGAATTATAAAACAATTCTTTAATAAAAAAACTGAACTTAGAAAAGAATTGAATTTATATCATGCACTAGTTAAAAATAAATTTACAAATGAAGTGAAAGCCTCAAATTTTGTGGATATTATTATAGAAGAAAGAAAAAAAATTACAAGTAAGATATTAGCTAAAGAAAAATATGAAATAATTAAGAAACTTAAAGAATCATTTTCTATAGACCAGCTTTTCTCTTCTAGGGTTGATCACTATCCAGTATATGCTTCTATTTATAAAGTGTTTCAGTATAACAATGTATTAAATGAAGTATCTAATCCTGAGGATTTGGTTAATGCAAAATTTAAAATCATAGAACATTTGACTAAACCCGAGGTAACAAAGGCTAAAAAACAAGATACTGAAACAATATTGTCTAAAGAAACGATGCCTATAAGATTGTTAACACAGGAAATTATAATTAATGGGTTTAATGCAAAATTTAGTAATAAACTATCAGTAAAACAAAAAGGTCTTATCAGAGATTATATTAATAGTATTTCAAATACAAATTCATTGTCAGAGTCACTTAGTAAGAAAATACCATTAATTATAGAAGATTTAAAATCTTTAATAGATATAATACCCGATGATGCCATACGAATAAAATTAGATGAGGTTAAGAACCAAATATCTAAGATTACGAATTATAAAAATATTTCGGATAGTAAAATATTGGGTATTCTCCGGATATATGATCTCATTGATGACATAAAAGAACATATAAGAAAAAATAGATGTGCTCAAACTTTAACGGAGAACAAATAATGCCCCGTGGAGTTTATATAAGAAAACCATTTTCAGAACAACATAAAAGAAACATGTCTGAGTCACAGAAGGGTAAAACACCTTCAGAAGAAACTAAACAAAGACTGGCAAAGTCACAGATAGGTCATATAGGATATATGAAAGGTAAAAAGTTTTCTGAAGAAACTAAACAAAAAATGTCTATTGCACAAAAAGGTAAAATCGTGTCAGAAGAAACAAAAAGAAAACTATCTGAGGCAAAGAAAGGTAAAAAGGGAAAACCGCTTTCAGAAGAACATAAGAAAAAAATATCTAATACATGCAAAGGTAAACAACATACTGTAGAAACTAGACAAAAAATATCAAAGGAAAACAAAGGGAAACACCTTTCAGAAGAAACCAAAAGAAAAATATCTGAGAGACAAAAAGGTAAACACTTTTCAGAAGAAACAAAACAGAAAATGTCTGAGGCGAAGAAGGGTAAAAAGAGAAAACCATTTTCAGAAGAAACTAAAAGAAAAATTAGATTATCAGCTATTAAAAGAATAGAAAAAAATAGATTGAACGGTAACCAATTGTGTCCTTCACATAATCCGAAATCAATTCCTATCATAGAAGAATATGGTAAAGCTAACTGTTACTCATTTCAACACGCAGAAAATGGTGGAGAATATTTTATAGAAGACTTAGGATATTGGGTAGATGGTTATGATAAGATTCGAAACGTAGTTATAGAATATTATGAAAGAGCTCATAAAAATAAAGTTGATAGAGATGAGAGAAGAAAACAAGAAATAATGAATCATTTAAATTGTGAATTTATAGAGATTAAAGAATAGGAAATAACATGATGACAAATAATACAATACTTCGACAATTTATTAGAAAAGAATTGGAAGAATTTATTTCTAAAAGAAAATTAACCTATGATGAACCATCTCTATATATGTCAGATGATACTTTAGAAGAAGATACAAACGATTTACAAAGTTTAGAACAAGATTTTAAAAAATTGACAGGTGAACCCCTAACAGATAAGGTGTTTATCATTAATCATAGATTTGATAAATATTTAAAAGTAATACAGCACTTAAATAAAAAATATGGGAAGATAGGAAAAGCTCCTTTATATATACAAGGAAATTATGTAATTTTAAAAAAGGATTTTTTTAATTTAGAAGAAATTTCTACGACAAGTGGGGTTGCTGAATATGAAACTCCATTCGCATTTTCAAAACCGGGTTCAGATCCAAAGAAAAAACGAGCAGTGAAAGCAAATCCAGACTGGAAGGTAACAAATAATATTGATGAATCGGTTGAAGTTGAGTGTGGTGAAGAACCATCTCCAAAAAGAAAAATAGCAGATGCTGTTAAATCAATGAGAAATCAATTAACAGAGGTAGAAAAATTGGTTGATAATGCACATATGTTTAAGGAAGAAACTGGAACTAAAAGTTCTGAATTTTACAAGAGAACGCATCAACACCTTAGAAAAATTGGTGAGCAATTGACGCGTGTCATGAATAAATTGCAAACTATTAAATAATTAATATAAAATAAATGAGAATATTTACAAAAGAACATAAGAAAAAAATATCTAAATCTCTTAAAGGTAAGAAAAAATCTGCAGAAACTAGGTTAAAAATATCTGAATCTAAAACAGGTAAAAAGAGAAAACCATTTTCAGAAGAAACCAAGTTAAAAATGTCTAATTCTAAACAAAATTTGTCAGAAGAAACCAAAAAGAAATTATCTGAGGCACACAAAGGTAAACACTTATCTGAAGAAACCAAGTTAAAAATGTCTAAGGCTAAAAAAGGTAAAGTTCTTTCAGAAGAACATAAGAGAAACATATCTGAGGCACATAAAGGTAAACATCCATCAGAAGAAACCAAAAGAAAATTATCGGAGGCGAAAAAAGGTAAACAATTTTCAGAAGAAACTAAGAAAAAATTAAGATTATCAGCTATTAAAAGAATAGAAAAAAACAAATTAAATGGTAACCAATTGGTTCCCGGTTATAATCCAAATTCTATTCCTATAATAGAAGAATATGGTAAAATTAACGGTTATAACTTTCAACATGCAGAAAATGGCGGAGAATATTATATTAAAGACTTAGGATATTGGGTAGACGGATATGATAAAGATAGAAATACTGTAATAGAATATTATGAGAGTGCACATAGAAGGTGTATCGAAAAAGATAAAATTAGAAAACAAGAAATAACAAATTTTTTGAGCTGTAAATTTATAGAACTCAAAGAATGGGTATAATAAACAAAAATAAAAGAGGTACATATGAACACACAGAACAATAATATTAATAACTCCACATTCAAAGAATTAGTGGGAGAAATGATTGAGGAAAATATTCCTGAATTAGATAAAATCCCATCATTCGAAGAAATTTATGGTGGTGAAATGGCTGCTAAATTAATTGAAAGATTAAAAAAAGGTGGTACATTGATAGACGGTGTATATGAATTAATAAAAAATGGTAATAATGTTAATTGCAAAATGTTATTTAAATTTAAAGAAAAAAATGAATCTATAGACTTGGTACAGAGTAAAGGTAAAACTTTAAAATTACCAAGTAACTGGATTTATACACTGAATAATTCAAATGACGCAATTGTGGAATTTGTAATAAAATAACAGGAAAAATAAATGAAGAAATTAGAACTAAAGAATCTTATTAGAGAAGAAATTAAAAATATCTTAGTTGAAGCTGTATCTACAAAAGAACAAAATCCATATCATGGTTATAATGTTTCTAATGATGATGTTAAAAATATAAAGGTTGGACAAATTTATAAAGGACTTTTATCTGGTGAAAAAGTAAGTATCATATATGTAGATAAGGACAGTGTCAAATATAAATATAAAGATGGTACAATAGAAAAATCTAATAAAGAGGATTTTCTTACATATTCTAAATTAATAAAATAACTGGGAACATGAATGAAAGATAAAAGACCTTTAATTGTAGATTATATACCATTTACTATTACCCCTGAATTAATTAGAGAATCATTAGAAAAAAATTCAGGTAAATTAATTGTATCCGGAATACTACAATCTGCAGATAAACTTAATCAAAATGGTAGAGTTTATAAATATAATATATTAGATCGTGAATTAAATAAGTATAAAAAACTTATTGCAGAAAGAAGGTCATTAGGAGAATTAGACCATCCGAACTCGGAAATAATAAATTTACAGAATGTATCCCATTTAGTAACTGCAGCAAATTGGAATGGCAAAGATATAGTTGGTAAAATTGAAATATTGAATACTCCAAATGGTAATATATTGAGAAATTTATTAGAAGCTCAGGTTAAATTGGGTATATCATCTCGTGGTTTGGGAAGTTTAACAGAGGCTGAAAATAATACTCATGTTGTTGGAGATGATTTTGAACTGGTATCGTGGGATTTTGTTAGTAATCCTTCAACGATAAATGCATTCATGAGTCCATTAACTGAAGGTAAATTAACGAAAGAAATAAATGATAAAATAGTGTGTCGGGGAAAAGTAGATTGTTTGATATACCAGATTTTACAAGATTTAAATACGTAAAATTATCATTAAAACCTTTATAAAAATAGATTGTTAAACAATCATAATAAAAGCTATAAATGCTTGCCAAAATATACAGCTAAATGGTTATAATGGAATTTGGGATTGTGGTAACTTAAAATATATTTTAGAAAATAAAAATTTAATTGGAGAATAATAATGGGGTTTATAAGATTAATAGGAATAACTTTATTTCTAATATTATTAATGTTTATTAATGATATGAGAGCACAGACAACATATACGTTAACAACAGTAAATTCATCCAATACCCATGAATTTACTTCAATATATGACTATTTATATATAAATTTAATAGGAGCAACAGCAAATGATACACTGTTTGTTTTCGGTGGTAGTTATACTAATTATATGACTCCTATAAGCGTTGAAAGTTTTTATAGTCCAGGTGTTTGGTTACCAGTAATCACAGGAGTAACAGCATCTGGCACAATAGATTCAGATAGAATGTATTTATTATTTGTTCCAGGTGGGTTAAAATATATACAAATTCGTAAGGGATATATAATTGGTACAATAGAATATAGATTAGAACATAGATCTAATGAAACACTTATAACACAGTAAACATAAGAATATGATTAAATATTTATATAAAATATTATTATTATTTTTTATTGCTACCATGGGTTTATACTCTCAATGGGATAAAGACTGGTATCATGGCTGGTTTATTATAGACGGAACACCACCTTCCGCACCAACAAGCTTAGCAGCAGTAGGTGGAGTGGAAGAGGTTGTTTTTACTTGGGACGCAAATACAGAGAGTGATTTAGCTGGATATATTTTTTATGGAGGAACTTCCACAGATCCAACAGACTCAGTTGCTTTTATTACTGCTGGGACAGAAACTTATACTTGGACTGGAAGAACTGAAGGCACTATTTATTTTGGACGGCTAAAAGCAAGAGATGCTGTTTATAATTATTCTGCTTATTCAGACAATGCGAGTGACACTGCAATGTATAACTGGAGTATCACTTTAACCTCATCGGCTAATCCTACAATTACAATGCAAGGTATTGGAATAATAACAATTGATTGGGGAGATAGCACAACAAGCAATCATACATTAATCGGTTCTGATGTAGCAGTTTCGCATACTTATACTTATAATTTGGTAAGGAACGTTATTATTTATAATGCTACAAGAATAACTAAATTCTTAACAACCAGTAATTGTAATTGGTCGTTTACAATGGAGTCATTGCCACGACGATTGACTTATTATTATAATTATGGTTCAAACACAACTTCAGGTTCAATAAGCAGTCTTCCAACTGGATTAACTTATTATTATAATTATGGTTCAAACACAACTTCAGGTTCAATAAGCAGTCTTCCAACTGGATTAACTTATTATTATAATTCTGGTTCAAACACAACTTCAGGTTCAATAAGCAGTCTTCCAACTGGATTGATTACTTATCTTAATTATGGTTTAAACACAACTTCAGGTTCAATAAGCAGTCTTCCAACTGGATTGATTACTTATCTTAATTCTGGTTCAAACACAACTTCAGGTTCAATAAGCAGTCTTCCAACTGGATTAACTTATTATTATAATTCTGGTTCAAACACAACTTCAGGTTCAATAAGCAGTCTTCCAACTGGATTAACTTATTATTATAATTCTGGTTCAAACACAACTTCAGGTTCAATAAGCAGTCTTCCAACTGGATTAACTTATTATTATAATTCTGGTTCAAACACAACTTCAGGTTTAATAAGCAGTCTTCCAACTGGATTAACTTATTATTATAATTATGGTTTAAACACAACTTCAGGTTCAATAAGCAGTCTTCCAACTGGATTGATTACTTATCTTAATTCTGGTTCAAACACAACTTCTGGTTTAATTAGTGCTTTACCCGATGGATTGACTTACTATTATAATTCTGGTTTAAACACAACTTCTGGTTTAATTAGTGCTTTACCCGCTGGATTGACTTACTATTATAATACTGGTTCAAACACAGTAGCAGATTATACTGCTGGTAGAACTTGGGCAAATAATCAACAGTATTTTTTAAGTTTACCAACTGTAGGTAATGGTTTGAGCAGCACAGAAGTTGATAATTTGTTAATCGACTTAGCAAATGTTGTCACATGGACTGGAAATAAAGTTATAAATATTGCTGGGAACAATGCAGCACGAACTTCTGCTTCAGATGCAGCTAAAGCAACTTTACTTGGAAAGGGTGTAACGGTAACAGTAAATGAATAAATTTATTCCAATTTTTGTTTTATTTCCATTATTTATTTTTGCTCAAGCAAAAGTACCAACAAAAGTACCATTCACTATTTCATTATCTGCAGAAGATACAGCACAATATTCTGCATCAATTAAAAAAGGTAATTATAAAGATGGTAAGATTAATTTTATTGCAAACAAAAGCAATAAAGATATATCCTGGCGTATAGTTTTTGATAATAAAAATATAATTGCATATTTTGAGAGCATCGGCTACACTTATACTATTTTTGATTTATTTGAAGGCATAAAAGAGGAGTGTGAGAAGTTTATTAAAGATAATGGGTTAATAATTAAAGAAGTTCTTAATCCATAATGCCAACAATGTAGGAAATTCAAAATAAATTAAATGATTTTGGTTATAATAACTGGTTTGTCTTGGAGTGCAGTTTCTGGTGAAACTGAATATTGCAAAATGCTTGATAGAAAACTATATGGTGAACATAATAAGCAATATTTAGAATATTCAAATAAATGGCAAGGTGCAACAGATGGAGCTACGCTTAATGATGCTTCGGCAGGTGACAAGATAAAAAATTTAATCTTATATATTTATTATAATAAGGAAATGGTGGTTAAGAATGGAGTCAACTAAAATAAAATATAAAAATAAAATTTATTATCTAAATTCGAAAGATTTAGAGGATAAATCTATTAAAAAGTTGTTTGCATATGTAGATAAAGAATGTAAACAATTAGCTAAAACATTTGGTGGTAAAACAATGATGTTTGATAAAAATGACATTAAGGATAAATTAAAAGAAACTAAGATAGCAAATAATAAAACGTTAATAGAGAGAAAGTGGATATCATGGTCATCTAAAAATGAAAATATTCCAGTTGGAACAAAAGTAAAAATTGGTGGTCATTTTGGTGACATATCCGGAAGAGTAGGAGTTGTATCTGATGACTCTACGACTGACAATTTCTCAATTGTAAAAATTTCAGAAAAAAACGAACATTCCACAATTCAGATTTATTAATATACGAAAATAAGGGAAAAATAAAGACATTCGGAGGAAATAAAATGAAAAAATCAGAATTAAAACATTTAATAAGAGAAGAAGTATATAAATTCTTAGAAGGATGTGGTGGGAAACCAGTAAAATATAAAAAATATCAAGATGAAAATGTAGAAGAGGTTGAAAATATAGAAGAACCAATAGAACAGAATCCCGATGAAGAAGATAATATAGAAGAAGTATCTCCTCCAGGTTGGTCAGGTACTGTAGGGGCTATGAAAAACATAAAGATGATATAGATAATCCTTGGACACTTTCGTGGTATCTAAAAAATAAAGGCGCACATCCTCACTATAAACCGATAAAAAATAAAGGAGTATAAAAAATGATAAAAGTGAAAGTTCAACATAAATTGGCATGGGAAGGAAATGAATCAACACCAGCACCTATGGTTTGGGCATTTATTGGTAATACTAAGCCATATGAATCAATTTTTAAAGAAATAACCGGACTAACGGAGACGGCGGACAGTAGAGAACATGCGGGAAAATTTTATTTTAATAATATCAATAAGTGGTGGTACGTACGAGATAAAAGCGCGGCAAATTTAGCAATTAAAAAAATAAATATATTAGAGAAATTCGAGGCAGCTAAACTGTATTGGAATATCTAATTTTTAAAACATAACGGAGAAAGGAAATGATAATATCAGGTTCATTTGTAACTGGATCAGCAATAACTATATCCAGAATTAATAGTTCATCAATATTAGCAGAAGCATTATTTACTACTGTAGAATCTTGTAACATTCAACAAAATGGATTTGTAAATGCACTGGCTCAGTTTACCGACTGTGATGCAGACTTTTGGGTAGAACTTGATGGGACACGTGTAGGACCAGTTGGTTCTTTTTCTGCACCCCAATCTGGATGGCTGCAAAATATAGCAATATCTAGTGTAACAACCTTACTTAGTTCGGGTGGACACACTGCATCTCTATGTGGTAGAAAAGTAGAAGGCGACGGTATAGTATATGTTAATTCAGCAGGATTATCAGTTATACCATTAGAAACAACATCTGGTGAAATAACACGACTTAATAATGTATTAGTAACTGGATCATTAGATATATCCGGCTCACTTATATTTACATCTGTTTCTGGAACACAGTGGCAATTGTTTATTAATTCAGTAGATGGATCAGTAACTGCAAGTGCAGTAGTATAAAAGAATAGACAGTGGTACCCTAGATGCGTATAAAAGATTTAGCATATGCTAAAGAATATAAAGAGAATCCATTTTTGTAGATGAAGAAGATGGTACTAAATGTGCTGTGGTTGATGGAAAAAATAACAGATGCTTATTAAATGAATAAAGATCTTGCAACAATTATAGATCTGGATAAAATAGCCAGTGAACTGGTTTATAGAGTAGGGATCCCCGATTTTAAGAATAATGACCACTTAGCTATCCTGATAGAAATTTTAAAAAATTTCAATTGGCCCAAACAGGGCATCCAAGCATTAATAAGAAACCTAATATTAGTTTCAGAAGCAACACCAACATCTCAAAAAAAAGTAAAGGTTTATTTACAAAAAGGAGAAGAAGCTCCTAAGGATAGAAAGGTTAAAAAGGGTCCTAGAGGTGGGACATATTATGATGCAACATCTGAAGAAAAAGCTAAAATTGAAAAATCAAGAATACAAAAACCTATAAATAATAAATCTACTATTGCTCCTGTAGATAAAACAGTTCAGCGTCAACAAAAAATAATTACTAAAGAACCAATACAAAAAAAGAATATAGACACAAAAGAAGAAATTATTACTCCTGAACATATTCAACGAGTACAGAAGGCACTTGAAAAAACTAAAAGTACTACCAGTTTTTTACAAAATGAACCAGAAACACAGAAAATAGTAAATAGTTTTATTGGTGATGTAAATGTATTATTAAAAACAAGAAATAAAGATTTAGCAAAAAAGATGGTGGACAAATATAAACTTGAGCATAATAATGAAAACGCTAAACTTGGAGAAAAATCTAAACTTTATTTAAGATCTGTGAACTTAAAATATAGAAAAATATTTAGTGGTCTTGAAGGAAATGTAGCATCAACTACATTGGCAAAAATATTATATGATTCTGGAGCACTTAGTAAAAAAGGTAAGATGAGTAAAAAGTCTATGACAGCAAATAAAATCTTTACTGAATCTGAGCAATTACCTATTAAGAAAACTGATGCTGGTATACAAATTGGAAATATAACCGTTAAACATGCTAAAAATTATGATTATAATAAATTACCTCAGATGTTTATGAATTCTCAGGGTTTAAGTAAGAAAGAAGCAATTCAAAAAACAAAAGAATTAAAACTAAGAGTTGAAAGACACAATTTTATTATAAATAATTTTAGTAGTATTTTTAGTGGTGCGAATCTAAATACGTTGAAGGTGTGTCCTAAGTGTGATGTTACAACTTCAGAAGGTAGAACTTTTACTAAAAAAACAGCTACAGATATCTTACTAAATAAAATAACAGAACTAGGGGGTAAAGATAAAACAATTACTGAAATTACAAAATCACTAAACGCATTAAATAATATTACAGATAAAGATAAATATGAAACTGAATTAAATGATATATTATTTAAAATATCAAATAATAAATCTACAACTTCAACATCAGCTGACTTAACAGAAATAATTGATTATTTGAGATTATTAAACAGAGACATAATAGCATATTTTCCATCAGAATCTAATTTTGCCTTAGGAGATATATTAACTTTTACTGATAGGCAACCCACAATAAAGGATATTCTAGGTGCTAAAAATTTAAGTTCAATATTTGTTAGTTTAGAAAACAGGAGTGTAAAAAAAGGAACAGGTGGAGCATCTTCATCTGAAAATAAAATTAAATTGACAAAATTTAAATCTAAAGATACTCAAACTAATTTAGTGAAAATTGTAGATATATATGATTCTCTTATTAACAAAGATAACGTGACAGAAGCAGATAAATTAATCAGAACATTAGAACAAAAATATTCTAGTTATTTGACAGAAGATGATACTTATGTAAAATATATAAGAGGTAGAGATAATTGGGTTGCAGATAATTCTAAAAAGCTTCACAATAAAGAAGTATGGAAAAGATATTATCAATTAGGATATATGCTACAAACTATTTATAATAATGATGTGTCAATTCAAGCATTTCAAAATTCAAAATATAATGTAAGGACAAAGAGTGTAGATCATGAATTATCAGATGGTGTTAATGTAGTTGCAAAACTTGAATTTACACCGAGTATGATAAGAACATCAACTAGAAAACCATTGAATAAATATGGAACTAGATTTCATCATGTAGTAAATAAATATTAAACGGAAAAAATTATGGAAAGTCAGTTACTTATAACGTTTACAACAGGAAAAAAATTAGATGAAACTTTGGTAGAAATTCAAAATGCTTATAAATTATTATATGATAAAATATTTATATTACAAGATGAGGAAAATGAAAAAGAGGTAATCTGTAGTTATAATATAGATTTACATGAAACTATAGATGGAGATAAGATACCTAGAAATACAATTGGAGTACATAGGAAAAAGCAAACTAATACTTTATATACAATAAATGCTTTAAATTATTTGATTACCGTGTTGAACGATGGAAAATTAGATAAACAATTTCCAGTACCATGGCAAAATTATTCTAACATGGTGTTGGTAACAAATAATGGTGAATTTAAAAAAATTAAAACGAGGTTATTGAAAATTGTAGAATTAAATGGATGAAAAAGTTAAATGAAATTCTACTTTATTGATAAATTTTTATAATAAAAAGAAATTCTTCTTATATTTATTACTAATGGTAGTTATTTAAATATAATAATTACTTATTAACTATTAAATATTAACTAATAAATTACAAGGAGAATTGTTATGAACACATCCAGTCAAACAAATGATCTTTTAAAAAAAGTCAAAGATCGTCTAAAAACACTTCAAGATTCAAACAAGCGAACAACTGGAACATGGAAACCAAAAGGTGTACATGTTATTAGGATGTTGCCCTACAAGTTCAATGAATATCCGTTTATTGAATTATATTTTCATTATGACATATTCAAAAACAGTGAAATATCCCCTATTTCATTTGGTGATCCAGACCCAGTAGTAGAAGCTGCTGAAAAATTAAAAGCAGAACGAGACAAAGAATCGTTTATATTAAGTAGAAAACTAATGCCTAAACTGAGAACCTACGTTCCCATTATTGTAAGGGGAGAAGAGGCTGCTGGTGTTAGATATTGGGGGTTTGGAAAAGAAATATATGAAGCTATATTAAAATATATGGATGATCCAGAATATGGTAATGTATTCGATCCTGATACAGGAGTGGATTTTGATCTTGAATATACTCCTCCAGAACAAGCTGGAAATACTTATGGCAAGATATCAATTAAGGCAAAAAGAAATTCAACCAAATTGGCTGATTCTCCTGAACTGGTTCAGAAGTGGCTTAATACTCAAACCAATATTAATGAAGTATATAAGGTGAAAAGTTACGAAGAATTAAAGGACATGTTGAATGAATGGTTAGAAAAAGCTAGCGAAGATACTGGAGAAGAAACTGGAACTGAAGATGAAAAAGAACCTGAAGCTAAAGAGCAAAAAAAAGATGAAGTTAAATCTTCAAAAACAGTAAAAGATGCGAGCGCAGCATTTAACGAACTATTTAACAAAAACAAAAAAATATAATAACCAGAGTTGACGTATGAAGAAAGAAAAAAATAGTACTGAGAAGGCTGACCAATCTGAAAAAAATGTAGTTAAGCATGAAACCAGAGATAAACTTATTAGCGAAGTTTATAAAATGATTAACGAATCTGAGTCTGATTATTTTGCAACATTTTTAGATGAGGAAGAATCGACATCAACTATTATAGATTGGGTCTCTACAGGAGACCCAATTTTGGATATCCACATAAGCAATAGAATGAATGGAGGCATTGCAGTCGGGCGAATTTCAGAAATTAATGGATTAGAGTCATGTGTAACTGAGGATACACTTATTGATATAATAGTTGAATAAAATAATGTTCAACCTAAGAATAAGAATTTTGCAAAGGGTAAAGATAGTAATAGTTATGGAAGATCACCATCAATTATGTCTGGGAGGGGAATCAATGGATATTTAAATTATTACGATAATAAAATATATTTTAGAAGTAGTCTAGAGATGTTAGTTTATATTTATTTATGTGAAAATAATGTAAGGTTTGAATTATCCAAACATAGAATAGAGTATGATAACGGAAATAAGACATATAATCCAGATATAGTTATTGATAATACAATAATAGAAATAAAACCAAAATTTCTATTAAATTGTAAAACAGTTGTGGACAAATTAGAAGCTCTCAAAAATTATTGTAATATATTTAACCTTAAATTTAAAATAATTACAGAAGATTCATATGAAATATGGAAATATTTCAATAAAGATTTTATAGAATTGTTAATAAAAGAAAATAAATTGATATTATCAGATAAACAAAAAGAAAGATTATATAACTATAATTGAAGTTTAATTATGGACATACAAAAAATAAAAATTAAAGATGTTAAAAAGTTACTCGATTCGGGCAAAATAGTAAGGGTGAAAACTCTAAATGGAGATTTTACTAAGATTAAGAATTATATTACTAAAGGAATACTAGATACATATGAAATTGAACTTGAAAACCTTAATAAGATTAAGGTTTCGGCAACCCATCTGTTTTTTAGTAATATTGGATGGATTAAAACCGAAAATCTGAAAGTCAATAAACATAGTTTGTTGTGTGATGATGGTGGGTACCATCTTGTTAAGAAAATAGAATATGTAGGAAAACATAATATAGTTGATATAGGTGTAGAACATTTAGAACAGTGCTATTTCGGTAATGGAATACTTAATCATAATTCTGGAAAATCTTTGTTAATCGGTCACATATTAGCAGAAACTCAGAAAAAAGATGGAATTGCCGTATTAATAGATACTGAAGATGCGATTGATAGAGATTTTTTAAAAATTATAGGCGTGGATCTAAATAAATTAATTTATGTAAATACAAATTTAATAGAAGATGTATTTGAAATAATTGAGAGTATTATAGAAAAGGTTAGAAAAGATGACTCTAATAAACTTATTACCATAGCAGTTGATTCTATAATGGGCGCAACGGATAAAACAGAAGATGAAGCGGGCTGGGACAAAGCAGGTTATAAGACTCAAAAAGCAATTATCATTGGACAAGCAATGAGAAAAATAACTCATACGATTGCAAAATATAGAATTGCGCTTGTGTTTACTAATCAATTAAGAACCAAGCTCGGGGTACTTTGGGGAGATCCTCTCACAACATCCGGAGGTAAAGCTATTGGATTTCATGCATCACTCAGACTTAGATTAAAAATGTTATCTCAGATAAAATTGAAGGACAAAACTGTTGGTATTAAGGTAAACTGTACTGTAAAAAAGAGCAGATTTGGTTCAATGTATAATTCATGTAACTTTGATATTTATTTTGATAGAGGACTAGATCCTATTTCAACTTGGTTTGAAGAAGGAAAACGATATAAAATAATAATTCCTGCAAAAAAATTGGATGATGTTGGTAAAAAAATGAAAGAAGTGAAGGGATGGAACATGTTAGATACTGATGAAAATCAACCTGAGCACTTTTTCCAACTACCGTCGTTTGAAGAAAAAATATTAAAAAATTCGGAAAAAAAGGAATACTTATATACAAAATTAGTTGACAATATTCTTCTAAAATATAAGAACAGGTCTCAACTTATTCCTATGGATAAAGAAGAGCTGAAGTATATAGGCGATGAAGAAGATGAAGGATAAGTTTAGAGCTATTTTAGATGAAATAGAAAAAGACAATAGAGGTTTAAGTTCACAAAACATAAATTCTAGAATATTACTAGTAGATGGTTTAAATAATTATATTAGAATTTGGGTCATTATGCCAACTGTTAATGAAGACGGAACTCACGTTGGAGGAATTGTTGGATTTTTACAGACGTTGGGTTTAGCAATTCGGACGCTTCGACCAACTAGACTAATAGTTACTTTCGATGGGAAGGGCGGCTCCTTGCGTAGGAGAAAACTATATCCACAATATAAACAGAATAGAGGACGAGGCGTTCGTTTAAATAGAACCCATAATTGGGCAGATGATGCAGAAGAATCTAAACAGATGATGTATCAATTAATGAGGGTTATAAAATATTTAAGTCAACTACCATGTACAGTAATTTCAGTAGATAATATCGAAGCAGATGACACAATAGGATATATATGTGAGTTATGCAGAGAAAATGATGATACTGAAAGTTTATTTATAATGTCTTCAGATAAAGATTTTTATCAACTAGTAGATAAAAAAATAAAAATTTGGAATCCAGTTAAAAAGAAAATGACTGAATATAATGATATTATAAATGAATTTAATATTCAGCCATATAATTTTTTATTATTTAAGGCTATGAACGGTGACAGTAGTGATAACTTACCAAAGATAAAAGGTATAGGAAAAAAGACAGGAATTAAAAATTTTCCTTTATTAACTGAAACAACCCAATATAGTACAACTGATGTATTAAAGTATGCTCAGGAGCACCAGGATAGCTCCAGATTATGCAGAATACTTCTAGATAATAGTAAACAATATGAATTAAATTACATACTTATGAGGCTCGCTGGAGGTAATATAAGCAAATCAGCTGCTTTACATATTTTAGATAAGTTCAATTCTAAACCTCATAAACTAGATCACCATAGTATTCAAGAACTAGTATTAGAGGACAAACTTTGGTCTTCATTTCCGAACATAAACTCATGGGTAAATTTAAATTTTGCCCGTTTGAACTTTTTCGCGATGAAAAATAAATAATTTTATTACTTTTTAAATTGTAAATTTGTAGAAATTAAAGAATGGTAACATCTAAGTGGAAGTAGATAATCTTGCAAATTTTGGTCAATCATATCAATCGAAAACGATTTATTCTTTGCTTACTGATGGGCCATTTTTAGAACAGATAGAAGATGTTTTATTTACAGAATATTTTGAATCTGAAGCGAATCAATGGATTGTAAAAATAATCAAACAGCACTTTGAGGTGTTTAAAGTACCCCCTACTTTAGATGTATTTAAATGTGAACTAGAAAAAGAAACAAATGATTTATTTAAAGAAGAAATCATAAAGAGATTATCAGATGCGCTTGATTATAAAGATGCACAAGACCTGCAATATATAAAGGAAAACTTTATTCAGTTCTGTATCAATCAGCACTACAAGATTACATTTTATCAATCCTTAGATGATTATAAAAAAGGAAATTATTCTGCGATTAGAAAAAGATTCGAAGATGCAGAAAAAGTAGGACAAAGTAGAGATTTAGGTCTTATGTTATTAGACAAAACAGCAGACACTGTAATGAATCAACTTAAGAGAAAAACTATATCAACTCCATGGGACATAATAAATGATATGACAGAAGGAGGCTTGGCACCTGGGGATTTATCAATAATAGTTGGAGGACCGGGAGCGGGAAAATCATGGTTTTTATGCAATGTTGGGTCGCATGGTTTAAAATTAGGATTAAACATAATCCATTATACATTAGAACTAGATGATATAATGATTGCAAGAAGATATTATTCTTTATTTACTGGTATACCGAGTATGGATTTAAAATATAGTTTAAGTGAAATAGATAGTAAAATTACTGTATATAAGAATAAAAATGCAACACTATGTATAAAGAAATACCCAACAAAACGTGCATCTATTAATACTCTAATTACACATGTTAAAAAATATAAATCCATGGGGTTAAACCCTGACTTAATTGTAGTAGATTATGCTGATTTACTTAAGCCAGAAAAATTTTACAAAGACAAACGATTAGAATTAGGTAACATATATGAGGAACTAAGAGGAATGGCTGGTGAACTTCAGGTACCAATTTGGACTGGAAGTCAGGCAAACCGTTGTCTATTTTTAGATACAAATGTTATAACATGTGATAAGGGTACTATAAAAATAGTAAATATTACTGTAGGAGATAAAATATTAACGCATGCTGGGTTTAAAAAAGTAACATTTATATATCCTATAGAAAAACAACCCGTTTATAAAATCAAAACAAAGGGAGGAAAAGAAATTTTGGTTTCTGCTAAGCATTTATTTCCAGTTCAATACAATAAGTTCAAATCAATTGATAGTGGTCTAGTTCCAGGTGATAAATTATTTATTAAAAAGCAAAAATTGACACCTAGTTCATAAGAATTTTTTATTTTTCTATATATTATTATAATAAAATAGGAAAATACATGGAAACAATATCATTCGATGATTTTACAAAATTCAAAAACATTAAAACATATAGATTAACTAACAAACAAAAACAGCAACTGGTAGACATATTAAATTCATTTGATAAAAATATATATCATCAAATAGATATATAATAGAAAACTTTATAAAGTATGATGTAGAATTTGATCCTACTTGGAAAAACAGGTTTATTAAAATTAAAAATATTTTAAAGCATGATTCTTGTTCACTAGATTCTTTCGTAACCAGATATGGAAAAAGCAATGGACATACATTGTGGTTAGAAAGAAGAAAAGGTATTAGTGTAACTAAAGAAAAATATGCAAAAAAGCACGGAATAGATAAAGCTAATGAATTATCACGTAAGAAGGCATGTATTGGTAAACATATAATGATAAATAAATATGGAATTGAAGAAGGAACAGATAAATGGAATTCATATTTAAAAAAATGGAAACATAGTTATAAAGAAAATAAACAATATCATAAACCATCAAATACCAAATCTCTGAATTTTTGGGTAAATAGATTAGGAAAAGAGGAAGGAACTAAAAAATACAATTTTATTATAGGAAAACAGAAGTATAGATTCTCTAAGCAATATTATATTGATACATACGGGAAAGAACAAGGAGAAATAGAGTGGCAAAATTATATAGCTTCAATGAATAAAACATCATTAACTTCTTTTATAAGTAGATATGGAGATAAAAAAGGAAACAAAAAATTTAAAAAATACTTAGAAAAATTAAAAAGAAGCCATCGATCGACATATTATAGTAAAGTTTCTCAGGAACTATTTTGGTCAATTTATAATTTACTACCTCAAATCACCCAGCAATATTGTAGATTTGCTGAATTTGGTGGAGAAGAAAAAATATACTACATAAATGATTATGATATCTTTTATCCAGATTTTAAGTTGTGCAATGTTGTAATAGAATTTGATGGTGATTATTGGCACAGCAGAGAAACTACAATTATAGCAGATAAACTCAGAGAAGAAAAATTGATTAGCAAAGGATATGAAGTATTGAGAATTAAAGAAAAAGATTATAGTTTAAACGAAGAATTAATACTTGATAATTGTATTGAATTTATAAAGGAAAATATAAATGAAACATAGGTTAAAGAAGGGGGACTTTATAATAGATGAAATAGAGTCTATAGAATTAGTAGGAGATTTGCCAACAATAGATATTGAAGTAGAAAAAACGCATATGTTTTTTGCAAATGATATATATGTGCATAATTCTGGTTCCTCAACAGAGTTTATTTCAGGAGAACAAATTGCAGAAGATTACAGTAAAATAATGACAGGAGATTTTATATTTTCTATTTCACGTAAAATAGAGGATGCAATGCATAAAACTGCTAGAATTTTTATAATAAAAAACAGATTTGGAGTTGATAAAATAATATGTCCTGCAAAATTTGATGTTTCAAATGGAAATTCTGTAATTCATGATCCATCATCTTTACTAGGCAAAGAAACTAAAGGTCAGATGAATAAAGATGATAATATAAAGAGTTTAATAAGAGAAAGATTGTTTTCTGACAAAAAAAGAAAAAAATAAAAAATATTTTAAAATTTTTTAGTAAAAAAGAAATTCGACTACTAATTATTATATGTGCACATAACGCGTTATTGAATCTAAAAATATATTAGATATCCTTATTAAAGGTACCCTTTAATAGCTAGCCATATTATAAATACTGTATTTATACTTTAAAACTTTAAAACTTTAAAACTTTAAAACTTTAAAACTTTAAAACTTTAAATCTATTTTAAATTAATTAATAA